ACTTACCGACCGGGCCTGATGATGGAAATTCTCAATACACTGACGGACGAGTTGGAACAGCATACATACAAGAACTAAGATTTAATACATACTGTGAACGTTTACAGAATTTAGTAGTTGAAGAATTCAACCAAGAATTTAAACGTTATGTTTTAGAAAAAGGTGTAAACATTGATACAGCAATGTTTGATCTTAAATTTCAACCTCCACAAAACTTTGCAAGTTATAGACAAAGTGAGATTGATAATGCAAGAGTACCTACGTATTCACAAATGAGTGCAATACCTTATATTTCAAATAGATTTGCAATGACACGTTTCTTAGGAATGAGCGACGAAGAGATTGCAGAAAACGAAAGACTATGGCGTGAAGAAAATGATGAAAATCTAGAAGCGTCAAATACCGATGCCGCAGGAGAAATGCGTGGTGCAGGGATAAGCGGCGCAGGTATAAGTTCAGACTTAGGGAACATTGAAGACGATGCAACAGAAGAACCAGATCCAACAATAGGTGGAGATGAAATGGCTGGAGCAACCCCTGAAGCAGGAGCAGAACAATCCGCACCTCCGGCAACGGATCAAACGATATAAATACTAACATGATACTACGTGAACTATTTTACTACGACAAAGAAACATTCGACACAATCGAAGACGATCGCTATGAAGAGCGAGATGATGACTCACCAGTTGAGTATAATGATACACGTAAGACACGGTTAACACTTCGTCAAATCAATAAAGTCCGCAAGGCATCTGAACTACATAACAGTGAACAAGCAGAAGAATTAGATTTTGTGCGTCAAATGTATGGAGTGGCAGCCAATGCCGAAGCGGGGGTCTAGTTGCCAAAGATAGACAAGAGTCAATACACTAAGCAACAATGGAAAATAGTTAGAGAAGAAAGACGCAACAAAAAGCGTGAACGTCTTATTCGTGAAAACACTGTTCCATTAAACACGTTATTGCAAACAGCAAATAAAGGTAAAATTGGCTTTGTGCTAGGTAATGGCACAAGTAGAAGTAGTATTGACGTTCAAGAACTACAACAGCAAGGTAAAACATATGCATGTAATGCTGTATACAGAAACGGTATTACTCCAGACTATCTAGTTGCTGTTGATACAAAAATGATACTAGAGATTACAAGTACTGGTTATCAAAACAATAATATAGTTTACACAAATCCTAATAAATCATATTCAGGTATAAAAAACTTAAATTTTTTCAATCCTAGCAAAGGTTGGAGTAGCGGACCCACAGCATTATGGCTTGCCGCACAACACGGATATGAAAAAATATATATACTAGGCTTTGACTACAAAGGTTTAGACGACGGTAAAAGATTAAACAATATCTTTGCAAATACACGCAATTACAAAAAATCAACAGATGGTGCAACTTTTTTTGGTAATTGGATGAGACAAACCATTGCTGTACTACGTGAAAACCCACATATTGAATTTAATAGAATAATATTACCTGATAACTATATACCTGACGAACTAAATACTTTTGACAATATGAAGCACATTTTAGTAGATGATTTTAAGGAAATATTCAATCTTTCCTAGCATCTAGTCAAAAAGGCGCAAAAAACGCCTATATCTACGTAGTTTTCCTTATAAATAGTAAATACAAATGACAGCCTTACCATAGGTAACAATTTTATAGGAGAAAACAATGGCAGATCGCAACAAGTTTGAAGAAATGCTTGAGCGCCTAATTGCAGAAGACAAAGCAGGTGCTGAAGAATTATTTCACGAAATCGTAGTTGAGAAATCAAGAGACATCTACGAAAATATTTTAGAAAATGATTTAGAAGAAGTAGCCGACGAAGAAGTCGACGAAACTACTGATGAAGAAGTTGATGAAACTACTGACGAAGAAGTAGACGAAGCAACTGACGAAGAAGTTGATGAAGCTTCTGAAGAAGACAAAGTTGATGAAAACTTTGATCTTGACGAATTTGAAGTTGAAGGCGACGACGACATGGGCGGCGACCCAGCAGACGATATGATGGGTGACATCGAGGATGCAGTTGACGGCGACGAAGGCGAAGAAGATGAAGGTGAAGAAGGCGATGTTGAAGATCGTGTTGAAGACCTAGAAGATGCACTAGATGACCTAAAAGCTGAATTTGAAAAAATGATGGCTGGCGATGAAGGCGAAGAAGCTGGAGACGATATGGACGCTGGTGATGAAGAAGCCCCTGAAGAAGAGGCTTATAACTTTGGCGAAGCTGAAGAAGATACTGACGAAGCAGTTGAAGAAGCAACAGACGAAGAAGTAGATGAAACTACTGACGAAGAAGTTGATGAATCAAAAGAGCCTAAGTCAGACATTGATGTAATGAAAGAGTATGTTGAAAAAGTAACTGCTTCTATGGGCGACAACGGCGCAAACGCTAAGTCAACTGTAGCAGGTTCTAACGATATGGGCGGAAGTGCAAGTAACATAGTTGCTGGCGGAGAGTCTGATACTAAAGGAACTACTGGCGGATTAGCGGCAAACACTACTAAAGATGAAACAGCAGGGAACGTTAACGTACCAGGCGGAAAAGCATCTAAGTCAATGAAAGCTGAACCAAAAGGCCACGGCGCAGAGAAAAAAGGCGCAGGCGAAACAGCTGACAATAAAAAATCTATAGTCGGCAAATAATAAGGTTGAACTAGTATGAACAACTTTTTAAGAGAGCACTTGACATTCGACCAGGCTAACATAGTCGTTGAGTCTACCGATAACTCCAAAGGAGGCAAAGACCTTTACATGAAAGGTATTTGTATACAAGGCGGTGTGCGTAACGCAAACCAACGTGTGTATCCTGTAGAAGAAATTGGTAGGGCTGTCAAAACTCTCAATGATCAAATATCCGGAGGATATAGTGTACTCGGGGAAGTTGATCATCCAGAAGGCCTTAATATTAACTTAGACCGTGTAAGTCACATGATAACAGATTGTTGGATGGATGGCCCAAACGGTTATGGCAAGTTAAAAATTTTACCAACTCCTATGGGAAAACTAGTTGAAACAATGCTGGAAAGCGGCGTTAAATTAGGTGTTTCCAGTAGGGGCTCTGGTAACGTTTCAGAAGACGGAGGCAATCAAGTCTCCGACTTTGAAATTATAACAGTTGATGTCGTGGCGCAACCAAGTGCGCCAGGCGCTTACCCAACACCAATCTACGAGCATTTAATGAATGCACGTGGCGGAATGAAGGCATACGAAATGGCACAGGCAACAAAACAAGACCCAAAGGCACAAAAGTATCTAAAGGAATCGCTAGTGAATATCATTAGCAAACTCCAATAACGAGGAGAAAATAATATGTTGGATGCACTAAAAACACTTTTCGAAAACGATGTAGTTACGGAAGAAGTGCGCAACGAAATTCAAGAAGCTTGGGACGCGAAGATCAAAGAGAATCGCCAGCAAGTAACATCAGAGCTACGTGAAGAATTTGCCAAGAAATATGAGCATGACAAAGGTACAATGGTTGAAGCCATTGATACTCTTGTATCAGAACGTTTAGCAGAAGAAATTGCTGAGTTTGCGGATGACCGTAAACAATTAGCAGAAGCCCGTGCAAAATATGCAGTTGCTCAGCGTGAAAACGCAGAGAAACTAAAAGGATTTGTTATGGAGCAACTAACTAAAGAAGTTGGTGAGCTACATGAAGATCAAAAAGCAATGGCGGTTAACTTCGGCAAGCTAGAAGAATTTGTTGTAGAAGCACTTGCAAAAGAACTTGCAGAGTTTAACGAAGACAAAAAAGATTTAGCAGAAACTAAAGTACGTTTAGTACGTGAAGCTAAAGAACACTTCAAGAAAGTTAAAACTAACTTTGTTGAAAGAAGTGCTAAAGCAGTATCAGAAACAGTTGACAAAGCTCTTAAAGGAGAAATTGGACAACTTAAAGAAGATATTGAAGAAGCACGAAGAAACGATTTTGGGCGTAAACTGTTTGAAGCATTTGCTTCAGAATACGCAGGAAGCTACCTAAATGAAGCGTCAGAAACCGCAAAACTAATTAATGTTATCGCTATGAAAGATAAGCAAATTAGTGAAGCAAAAACATTTGCAACTAAAGCTAAAGCATTAGCAGAATCTCAGGCAACTGAGAAGAAGCGTTTAGTAGAAGCGGCAGAAAGAAAAGACGTACTTAATGAACTTACTGGACCTTTATCAAAAGACCAGAAAGAGATTATGACAGACTTACTGGAATCTGTACAAACAGCAAAACTACGTTCTGCGTTTGACAAGTACCTACCGGCAGTAATAGACGGGAATACTCCAGCCAAAAAGGCAATTTTATCAGAAGGCAAAGAAGTTACAGGCAACCGTGAACAAAGTTCACAAACTAACGTTAGTAGACAAGCAGACGCAGAACAATTCAACAGAAATGTTGTAGACATTGTGCGTTTAGCTGGAATATAATTTAAGGAGATATGAAATGTCAGAACTACTAGAAAGTCGCTGGCAGGAGACCAAAGGTGCACTAGTTGAAGGATTAACAGGAAATAAGAAATCTGTTATGGAAGCAACACTTGAGAATACTAGAAAGTATTTGTCAGAGAGTGCAACAGCAGGTGCAACTTCTGCAGGCAACGTAGCAACTCTAAATAGAGTTATTTTACCAGTTATTAGACGTGTAATGCCAACTGTGATCGCGAACGAGATCGTTGGTGTTCAGCCTATGACAGGACCAGTGGGTCAAATCCACACATTACGAGTACGTTACGCTGATGCCTTTACAGGTACAGCAGGCGGATCAGCGGCAGCAGGCGAAGAGGCTTTAAGCCCATTCAAAATTGCTGAAGGCTATTCAGGTAATGCAAATGGTAAAGCAGATCCAACAGCATCAAAAGAAGGTGTTGCTGGTAACAGACTAAGCATTCAGATTCTAAAACAAACAGTAGAAGCTAAGACACGTAAATTGTCAGCTCGCTGGACGTTTGAATCTGCACAAGATGCGCAGTCACAACACGGTATTGATGTTGAAGCAGAAATCATGGCAGCTCTTGCACAAGAGATTACAGCTGAGATTGATCAAGAAGTATTAACTTCATTAGCATCATTAGCAGGTACAGGTACTGATACTTACAACCAAGCTGGTGTAAGTGGTACTGCAACATTCGTCGGTGACGAACATGCGGCATTAGCTGTATTAATTAATAGAGCGGCAAACAGAATTGCACAAAGAACACGTAGAGGCGCAGGTAACTGGGCTGTTGTTTCTCCAGCAATTTTAACTGTCCTTCAATCAGCAACAACTTCAGCGTTTGCAAGAACAACTGAAGGTACGTTTGAAGCACCAACTAATACTAAAATGGTTGGTACATTAAACAATGCTATGAAGATCTATGTTAATACATATGCGGCAGACGACGATGTACTAGTTGGCTACAAAGGCTCAAGTGAATCAGATGCGGCAGCATTCTATTGCCCATACATTCCGCTAATGAGCTCAGGTGTTGTACTAGACCCAACTTCATTCGAACCAGTTGTATCATTTATGACTAGATACGGATATGTTGAGTTAAACAACACAGCGTCATCTTTAGGTAACGCGGCTGATTACGTTGAAAAAGTTGAAGTGAATAGCAACAACTTATCATTCTCGTAAGCAGAATATAGTTTTTAACTATACTAAAGGGCGGCTTAGGTCGCCCTTTTTTTATGGCTAACCATTCGGTATATGGTTAAATACCGCAGAAGAAACCCCTAACTATTTTCGAAAGGAAAATAAAAATGAAACGGACTATAGTTATTCTGTCTGCTCTTTTCGCTTTGATATCATTTCAAGCATTTGCAGACACAAAGACTCTTGAAGAAAGAGTTACTGATTTAGAAAAGTCAGCACCAACGTTACCAACAGGAATGTTTGTTAACGGAAACATTGAAGTATTTTACGACCCAGATACTTACGATTCAGATTTTGATACACGAGCAGAAGTGTTTGTAGGACTACAATCTGAACTAGACGGTCCTATTGATTGGGCAGGAGCAAGTACTAGATTTGATTCTCAATATTCATTAGACACAACATTAAACAATACTATTGTTGAAAAACAAATTGGTGTTGGTTTAGGAAATACTAGACTTTATGTAGGCGAAACAGATGCACAAAGATTAGGATTTGCTAAGACAGCTAAAATTGGTTTACCACTTATTATTACAGAAGCTAATAGTAGAATTGATCATAACGAAAAGATCGTACTTACTTTTGGCGGATGGAACAACAATAATGAATTTGACTTTGATGAACATAGACTAAAAAGAGATCTACCATTTGGTTTTGCTGTAGGTTATGATGCAGAAGCAAGTACAATATACTTAGGTGGTACTGTAAGTTTAGCAGGTTATGCAGAACTATCATACATGCAAATTGGTAATAAAAATAACATCACTAACAATGAATTAAATCAACAAGGTGTTGCTGTAGGTTCGCAAGTATTGCGTAGATATGGCATTCCGGTAGGATTTGGTGTTGAAGTATGGGACGACAAAAATACAGGATTAGCAAAAGATGATCGTGTTGACTTTGGTGTTATGTACAACTATTCTAAAGAAGTAATGTTTACAGCACATAAAGTATTAAATGATGACCTTGGAACTGATGGTACATATCTTGGTGTAGTACATACAGCAGGACCTGTAGAAACAGGATTCTACTATCATACAGATGTTACTAATACAAGTGTATGGACAGGTGTAACAACTGAACGCGATGACAGTATTAAAGCTACTCTTAAGTATAAGTTTTAATAAATAATATTACGTTCAGCCAATAGGCCGGGAGTAGCATAAGCGAAGGAACGCACTTAACCCTTTAACGAGGAGAGTGTTATGGATAATTACACGCTTTGGTGCTTTCAACAAATCATTAAACAGCACCACATAAAAAAAGTTAACTTTTTATTAAAAAAGAGGTTGACTTCTGCTTAATAGTTTGTTATATTAAGTACATAAGTTAGACGACGGTGTAACTTAGATAGTGCAAGGAAGAGGTGTTACAGGCACCGAACTTGACGAGTAGCTGTAGTGGCATTGCATGACTGTGGAGACATGGAGATGTATTTTCGAACGTAACTGTTTGATGCGAGGTTTGCGGGAAAAACAGACAGACTGTTAACCGCATTGTTGGTATTCTGAAGTCCAACCTATCACTTTTATTTAAAGCTCGATACTTAATTGTGTCGAGCTTTTTTCTTTTATGATAAATACATATGTCAAATAGTGTGCCGCAAGGCGGACTTATGCTGTTTAACCCACAGCGTAGCTCATAGAACGGGCATAGGACTACTTAAATAGGAGAAAAAAAATGGGAAGACCACTTAATAAAAGATTATTCAGCGAACCTACAGCAGGCGGATCTGAAATCAAAGTAAACTTTCATAACGGCACAGCAGTTAAAGAAGGTTATATTGTAAAGCAAAAAGCTTCAAAGAAATTTGTATGTGAAGAAATTGGCACAGGCGGCGAATTTACTTGTGTACTAACAACTGATAAATTACCAGCGGCATTAGCGGCAGGTGAAATGTCAATATCATTCAAAATGGATGATGAAGAAACATACACAGTAAGTAAAATTTCTGGACGTAAAGCAACATTGTCAGCACCAAGTGCAACAGGCGCAAACGCTTATGATGGAAAAAGTGTTCCATGGAACTTTGCGGCATCTACAGCAGATGGAGCGGCACAAGTTGAAGAAGCTGGTGACGATAACACACTAATTGGTACTGATGACGACGACTTCACAGAAGACGCATAAGGACTAGTGTAATGGGACATCCAGTAAATGTTTTTTGGGAACTTTTAAAGAATCTAAAAGACCTGGTTGTTTCAGTAAAAATTGGAAGCTCTGAAGCAGTTCCTCATGGTGCTGTTTTAGAGCAACTTAGCAATACAAAGTTTAAAGTTGAAGACGGAGAAGGAAATCAAGGCGTGTGTGAATTAGTTAACAAACATACAGAACAATTACTAGACAATGAAATGTCTATTCTTGGATTTGTATTAAACAGTTCAGCGTTTGTGTATATTGCTTCAATAGTCAACAACATTATGAATGACTTTACAAACAAAGAATATACTTGGCATTTAGATAATGATTCTACAACCAATGTATTAATATTAACAGGAAAGCTATAGATGTCAAAGTTTTTAAATATAGATGGCGACTATAAAATTTCAGTCACTGACGGTGGAGAGATTAGACTCGATCCAGGCACTGATGGTAAAGTAAAAATCATTGGCGACTTAGAAGTTGATGGTGATCAAACTATTATCAATAGTTCTACTCTTGTAGTAGATGATCCGTTTGTTACAGTAAACCAAGGCGGCGTGTCAGGAGGAGTAGTAAACAACTCCGAAGGTGATGTTGCAGGTATACAAATTGACAGAGGTGGAAGTGATGCATTTTGGGTATACGATGAGCAAGGACTTGCTGATCCAGTATTCATAGGTAGAACAGGTAGTCCGTCAACAGGAACTATAGTTGATCTTAGAACATCAAGAATACAAACAGGCGGTGCTGATCTTAAATTAATTAATGACGGTACTGGTATTGTTACTGTAGAAGGTTGTACAGATTATGAAAAACAAATATTTGAGTATGACGGTTCATTAGTTGACTTTACTGTTAACCCAGTATTAAAAGCAAATCAACATGATACATTAGTAAATGCAAAAGGTGTTGTTGATTATGTAGATGGCTTCTTTGTTGGTAAATTCCAAAACAAAATTGAATCATTAGACACGTTTGTTGTTGTACATGATAGTGATGCATTTGCAATAGACGAAAGTGCTATTGAATTTACTATTGATAATACACCAGCGGCAAAGTTCTTTAATAACAGAGCAGAGCTACAGCATTTAAGAATTCAAGACACAACAATCGAAACTACATCAAGTAATGCAGATTTAGTTTTAAGCGCACCTGGAACGGGTAATGTACAAATCAATGACGTTTTGTATATTCCACAAGGTCCATATCAAGATGATGATGGAACAGGCGGCGGAGGTATACCAAACTTTGGTGTAGATGCGGATACAGCCAATCCGGATGCTCCAGGAGATGGTATTAAATTATACAGTAAAGCAGAAGGTGCGGCAGGCTCTAGCTTATATTTCATCAATGGCGGATCAGTGCAAGATGAATTGGTAAGTAAAAAGAAGGCACTACTGTTTTCGATGATATTATAAAGGAACAAAAATGGCAATAGTTAATACACAAATTGGCGGTAGCTTTACAGACATACTAACAGTTCCTAGCTCATCTAGCGACCCTAACTACAATCTAGGTGGATTCGCTGTTACGACTATTATGTTCTGTAATACAGCGCAAAACCCAGAGTTAGAACTCTACACAGACGGCGGCGACACATACTTAGATGTACATGTGTGTCCAGGCGGTATTGCCGCAGGAGACGGAAATATGATTTTAAATAATATTCCTATTCCAGCAGGCGAAACATTTTCAATGGACAGTGAGAAGTTGATTTTAGCACCAGGTGATATTGTAAGATGTTCAACTACATCTCCAACTAATATTACTGCAACAGTAAGTTACATACCGGTATAATGAGATACGTTAGAAGACAAACAACCGCTAACAGGTTTATTAGAAACAACAGAGGCATACATATGACCGCTGTTGATAAAGAAATTATTCTTGACAGTGAAAACGTAGTTATGGTTCCAAAAGGCCGTACAGAAGATCGTCCGCAAAATCCAAAAAACGGACATATGCGTTATAACACTGATGATAACAGATTTGAAGTGTATGAAGCAAACGAATGGAACGGTATAAGAAACGCGGCTCCATCAGCTTATGCACCTATTACTATACAAAACTTAGGTAACGGTGATGCAAGTGAAACAGTATTTGGTCCACTTAATAGCGGAGACCCTTTTTATCCTGTACCAGCCGCGGCACAAAACGTTTTAGTATTTGCTGAAAACGTCTTTCAATTACCTATTACAAACTACACACTTGTACAAAATCCAGCAGGAAAAACAGCAGGTTATTATTTACAATTTGCATCACCAGTTGATGCAGGCAAACCTGTAACAGTAATACATAACTTCGATAAGTAAATTCAATAAATACTGTGTCAGGGAGATTATTGAGTGGCACAAGTAGGTAGAATATCCGGTCCGTTATTAGAGGAAAACCTTTTAAGGCAAGGCATTGCCAACGGAACCCAAGCCAATTTAAGTTTTAAAAACACCAACAGTGATACTACACTTCTAAAAGTTGATGTAGCAAACGGTCGTATTGGTGTAGACTTAGAAGCAGTTGCTAACGAACTACAAGTATCTCAAACTATACAAACAACTGATTTACTATCAACTACAAGTAATGCAGGTGTTGCTAACTTTACAATTATCGGCAACAATATTGATGCTATTAATAACCAAGCAATTTATTTAGATGCTGGTGAACATATACAACTGTCTAATTTAGAAACAGAACAGTTTTATATTAGTGATAATTACATACTTACTAAAGACACAAATACTGACATTGATTTAAAATTTAATGGTACAGGTGAATTAGATATTAAATCTAATTTAGAAGTATTTGGTGATATACATGCACAAGGTAATGTTACATTTGACGGCAATATTACATTTGGTGATGCAAATACAGATAGTATAGATCTTAACGCAGATACTGCTGATGACATTATTCCTGATACAACAGATACTTACACACTAGGTAGTACAGGATATAACTGGAACACTTTACATACTGAATTAGTTAACGGACAGTTAATTACTACAGGATTAGTTAATGTAGGAAATGTATTTCTTGATTCAAGACAAGGAAATATATTTTATGTTGCCAAAGGTGGTAACGATACATACACAGGAGATCATCCACAAGCACCGTTACTGACTCTTAAAGAAGCACTTGATCGTTGTGATGCAAGTACAACAGGTCCTGTAACTGTGTTTATGTATCCAGGCGAATATGAAGAAATATGTCCGTTAGAAGTTCCTGACAATGTTAGTATTTTAGGTAATGATATAAGAAATGTTATTATTAAACCTACAGCAGGTACTAATGATAAAGATATCTTCTTACTAAATGATAGTTCTACAATTACAGAAGTTACTATCAAAGACTTTTACTACAACAGTACAAATAATACAGGACATGCATTTAGATTTGCTCCTGATGCTGTAATTACAAATAGAAGTCCTTACATAAAAGATGTAGCAGTAATTACAAAAGGTAGCGTAACAAGCGCAAGTGATCCAAGAGGTTTTGCACAAGGTGATGCTGGTAAAGGCGCACTAGTAGATGGTGCTGATCTAAATAGTGCTAGTATCGAAGGCAGTATGCTATTTCATAGTGCAACATTTATAACACCAAATGCAGATGCACTAACAATGACAAATGGTGTTAGAGTAGAATGGCTTAACTCGTTTACATACTTTGCAAAAAGAGGTATGTATGCAGTTAGAGGATCTACAGGAAGAACAGCATATGGAACTACAAACTATGGTGCAGAATTACGTTCTATAGGTTCAGCAAACGTATACGGTACTAAAGGTGCTGAATGTGATGGCGCTGATACATTAATGTATCTTATACAGCACAACATGGCATACATTGGTGCAGGTAAGTTTGTTGACAACGACCCTAGTAGGGTTATACAAACAAATGAAATTACTGAATTGAACTCAGGTAAAATTCATTTTGTTACAACTGATCAAGGTGGCTCTTTTAGAATTGGCGACAACTTCTTTGTTGACTTTGAAACAGGTAATACAACAATTAGTATTGATGATTTATCAGTCAATCAATTTAATGCGTTAAGAATTAACACAGGTACAAGCACAACAGTAATTGACGGTGCTTTTATAGATACCGGAAACTTAAGAATACAAAATAATATTATTCAAACTGATGTGGGCGATTTAATTATTGAATCGGCAGGTAAAATAAATCTTAATGATAATACAAATGTTACAGGCGATGTTGATATTACAGGTAACTTTAGTTATGGTGGTGCATTAAATGTTAAAGGTAACGAACTAGGTGACGCACTAGTATTCAATGCAGAACTACAACAAAATTTCAATCCACATCAAAACTTAACTTTTAGTTTAGGATCATTTAATAACAAGTGGCTTATAGCACACTTATCAAGAATGGAAGTTGGTGACATAAGCATTTATGATAATGTTATTGAAACAAATGTATCGAACGCAGACCTAGAGCTACGTGCTAATGGCACAGGTAAAGTTCTTGTTCCTAGTAACGATGTAAATGTTACAAATAATTTAAATGTTAATGGCCTTGCTACCCTTGCTAATACAAATATCACAGGTACTGTAACACATGTAGGTACTACGAACCAAACTGGCAATACTAATATATCAGAAGATTTAAACGTAACAAGTACACTTGATGTAGACGGTAACGTTCAGCTTGAAGAAATATTAATTGATAATAATTTTATCACAACAACTACAAGTGATGCAGATTTAGAATTACGTGCGGCAGGAACAGGTATTGTTAACTTACAAGATAATGTTAATGTAACAGACAATGTTAGTGCTGATAATATACAGACTACAAATGCTAATATAACACTTAACGTTACTACAGATAATGCTAATATTGGTAATGTTGAAATAAATGATAATAATATTAGTGCAACATCAACAGATTCTAATTTAATACTAAACGCCGACGACGAAGTTAGAGTTACCGGAACTGATGTTGTGTTTGGACAAGACCTTACAGTAGCAGGACTTAGCGTAATAGCCAGCACTAATATTACTGGAACTTTAAATCATACAGGTGATAGAACAACGTTTGTAGGCAATAGTCTTACACTGAACGGCGAACTTACAGTTGATAATGTTTATATTGAAGATAACTTTATTACAACTACCACAGGCAATTTATTATTAGGAGCAACTGGCAATGTTGTTGCTGATACAAATAATGTTTCTATTACTAACGATCTAACAGTTAGTGGAGTAACAACACTAGACGATACTACAATTAATTCAACCCTAACACATGTAGGTGATAATGTACAAACAGGAAATTTGGCTATTGGTGGCAGTTTGGATATCGACAGTATCAATATTGATACTAATGTTATTACTACTTCCGCAGTAGATACTGACCTTGATTTAAGATCAACAAACAGAATATATGTACCAACTGCAAACGTAGAAGTAACTAATAATACCACTGTTAGTGGTGTCACAGACCTACGTACAACGTCTCTAAGCGGTGGTTTAACACATGTAGGTACTAGAACAATAACCAACGAAGAAACACGCTTAAAGGGCTTTATATACGAACGAAATGTAAATCACTGGAGGAATTTTGGTGCTATTGACGGAAATAGTTCTGCTGTATATGACGGTATAACATATAATGCAGGAGGCAATGTTCCTGAGATTAATATTGGCGGAGCCACATATGTTCAAGGCACTCTAGTCGATGTTGACGGGCCTAATTTTTATTTTACAATTCGAAAAGTAGGTGATACTGAAGTTGTAAGTATTCCTTCACAATATACACAGGTTGGTAATTTAGATGTTACCGGACAAGTTGACTTCCAAGGAGATGTACAACTTACCGATGTTAATATTAGTGACAATGTTATTACAACAACTATAGGTAATAATGATTTAGATTTACGTGCTTCAGGCACAGGTGAAGTTCTTATTGACGGCACCAATATGCGAGTTACACAAGACTTATTTGCCGCTAGTATAGCAACTAATGATATTTCAATTAACCAATCATTAGTACTTGATGAGCTTGTTATAACTGATAGTAATATTGAAATTAATGAAAACTATATTAGTACTAAAGTATCTAATAGTGATTTACAATTACGTGCTACAGGTGATGTTACAGTAGCATCAAATAATGTTATACTTTCACAGAACTTAACAGTTAACGGTACAACTGCTCTTGCTAATACAAATATTACAGGAACACTTACACACGTTGGTGATAGAATACAAACAGGAGATTACAATCTTACTGGTAATTTAAATATTAGTTCTCTTGCTACAGATAGAGCTTTCCAATTTGATGATGTAAAGATAGAAGGCAATGTATTACAAACTACTTTATCTAACAGTAATTTAGATTTACGAGCCGCTGGCACAGGCGAAATATTATTTAATGAAGACCTACATATTGATAAAAATTTAAATATAGGTTCATTTAATGTTGATGCTGTTGCAGTAGACGATAATGTTTCATTAGAAGTTATTGAATTAAGTACAGACGTACAATTCTTTGATAATGTTATTACAACTACTAATTCAAATAGTGATTTAGAATTACGTACAAATGGTACAGGTAGTGTATACCTTCAAGAACTAGATATTTTAGATAACAATATATCAACTGTTAATTCAGCAATTACTTTTGCACCAACAGAAAACTTAAACATTACATCTACTACTGCTCTACTAATACCAAGAGGAACATCAGCTCAACGTATACTAGATACAGGAAGCATATTAGATGGTGGTTCAGCTGATAACAATTCATCTATACTAAGTGGCGGCACAGCGTCAACTGTATTTGATTCTGAATCAACTATATACGATTCAGGCGCATCAATAATAGCAGACCAAGGAACTCCTGGAGCAATACGTTTTAATACTGACGATAATTTGTTTGAAGGAACTACACAAAATACAGTAACATTTAATGGTGTTTATTCTTCCGATAGATTAACTAGTGTACTTGCACATCCTACAAATGATACTATATTGTTTACTGCAAATAGTGTAAGCTCTGGTGTTATAGATAGCACAGGAATTACATTAAACGGCTTACAAGTAGACGATGTGTTTATTAACGATTCAACAATTACTACAAACGTTTCTAATAGTGATTTAGAATTAGCACGTAACGGAAGCGGAGAAGTAATACTAAACAATATATCAATTGTTGGAAATACTATTAAAAATAATACTAACAAAGGTGTTGTTAATTTAGTAAGTTCAGGATTTGGTTATACTAAATTTACTGGTACAAGTGGTGTAGTTATTCCGTTTGGTGGCACAGCAACACAGCCTGATCCAGCAACAAATCCAATACCAGTAGGTGACACAAGATACAACACTGACACTCAAATACTTGAAACTTGGGACGGCAACACGTACCTTACTTCAATGGGTCCTAACCCACCAATTACTCCAACAGAGTTTAACGACTTGCTTTTGGAATATACCATTATCTTTGGGTAACAAAGCCCTTTTATCTTAAACGTATAAATACTATTAATGCAAAGCAAGACCATTGTGGACCAACATATCTGCAAGCTGAGCAGGACTAACTGTGGTTATCCGGCAAAGAGCGCGAGCTGAAAATTAGGGTAGAGGGACAGGATCCCCGTATTGAGGAGAAAAGATGAGCGCCATCGGTCGTATTAGCGGTCCGCTCTTAAAGTCGAATTTATTGCGTAACGGCATAGATTTAGCATTTGAGACGGATTTATTATATCTTGATGTAAACAATCAACGCATCGGTATCAAAAACGCAACACCTCAATACGAGCTAGACATCACAGGTACAACACGTACAACAGATATAAGAGTTACAAATAGAGCAGACATTGGTGATATCAATGTACTAGGTAATACTATTTGGAGCGACAACCAATACCTATACTTAGGTACAGTAGACAACATTGTTTACAACAACAAATTACGTGTAGATGATATTGACGTTGAAGGCAACGTTATTAGCACAAACACATCAAATTCAAACTTAGAATTACGTCCAAACGGAACAGGTGAAGTACATGTTTATTCAAACATGGAAGTGGACGGAAACATACATGCTACTGGAAATATTACAGCAGATGGAAACATTGTACTTGGTGACGCAGACACTGACAGCATTACTTTCAATGCAGATGTAGCATCAAATATTATACCAGATTTAGATAATACTTACAATTTAGGTTACAAGGGTACAGAGTATACACAAACTGCTGGCAACTTTGCATTAGGTGATATTACAATTACTATTAGTGGAGGTACTGGAACACTTAACGTACCTGCAAGTGGCACTGCTTGGGCAGATGACGTTGTTAACACTACAGCAAATATTTCAGATAGTTTACTATTAGCATTACAATCTACATCAGGAACATTACACAAAGTTACAACTACTAGTGTTTGGACTGGTTCAAGACAAGCATCAGTATCAGCACCTAGCATTTTAGACGGAACTTACAACGTAGTTCAAGTTAACCTTGGTGCAAAACGTTGGGCTGATGTTTGGGTAGACAATATTGTAACTAATGGTATTAATACTGGAACTATTGTTGTTGACGGAGTTGACTTAACACTACGTCAGGGTAACATTTTTTATGTTGCAGAAAATGGCGATGATACACATACAGGAACGCATCAACAAGATCCTTTTGCAAGTATCAGTAAAGCACTTAGTGTTTCAAGTTCAGGAGATACAATTCATGTATATCCAGGTATATACACAGAACTATTTCCATTAACTGTTCCAGCAGGAGTTACAGTTAAAGGTCAAGGCATACGTGGTGTAACAGTAAAACCAACAACAGCAACACGTTACAATGATGCATTTTTACTTAATGGCCAAACAACTATTGAAGATTTAACAGTTAGTGATTTTTATAGTGGCGGAGCATTCCATGACACAACAGCGGCAAGCGCAGGATCTGCAACTTTAAATGTTGGAACCGCACCATTTGCACACGCATACGTAAGCGGTGGAACAATAACATTTGGCGGCAACGACTATGCAATTAGTAATGCTGTATATACGCACGGAACTGGACAATTAGTAATTACACACGCAGGACCAGATGCAGGTGTAGGAACAACTACATTTATTAAAGATATTGTGTTTAGTTGCAATGGCGGTAATAGAACATTCCCAGACAACGGATATGCTTTCCGCTTTGCTACAGACTTTGAAGTAACTAGTCGTTCACCATACATTAAAAATGTATCAGTAATTACAAAAGGTAGTGTAACTAGTTCAAGTGACCCAAGAGGCTTTGATGCAGGAGATGCAGGTAAGGGTGTATATGTAGACGGTGCATATGCAACTATAAATTCTAAAGAAGCGGCAATGTTATTTCATTCTGCAACGTTTATTACTCCGGGTGTTGATGCACTTACAGCAACAAACGGTGCTAGAATAGAATGGCTAAACTCATTTACATATTTTGCAAATAGATCATTATACGCATTTGATAGTAACGATGGTTTAAAAGGCGAAGGTAAAACACGTATTAGATTAAGTGGTATTTCAGGAACATTTGCTGGCGGCGAAACAATTACATTTACATCTACAGATAATTCAACAGTAGTTACTAAAGTAATTAACAGTGTCGAAAATAGCGACACGCTTGTTATTAATGGAAAAGATACAGGCTTATTAGGATTTGACTTTACTCCGTTAAGCATATCATCAAGTGGTGGCGCATCTGCTACTGCTATTGAAAGTTTAGATTTAAGAGACTTTGGTGCTGAAATACGCATGATTGGTAGTGCTAGTGTTTATGGTAACAATGGTTTAGTAGGTGATGGCCCAGGTGTATTAGTTTATGCTATTGGACACAACCTTGCATATATTGGCAATGGTAAAGCAGTTACTAATGATCCTTCAACTGTAGTACAAGCACAAGAAGTAATTGAAACTAACGATGCACAAATACGTTACAACTCAGTTGACCACAAAGGCGACTTTAGAGTTGGTGATTTATTTTATGTAAACCAAGAAACAGGTAGTGCTTCATTTAGTGTTAGTGATTTTGTAATTAACACAACTAACGGAGTTACATTTAATACAGGTAGTGATACTACTTTTGTTGATGGTTCAAAAATTGAAACTGGCGATTGGCGCATAAGTGGAAATACAATACAGACACTAACACAAGATGCAAACTTTAATGCGGCTAGTGGAACAATTAAATTAAATGACAATGTAGATATTACAGGTAACTTAGATGTAACAGGCAATGTTACAATCGGCGGTAATATTACAATTGGTGACGAAGCAACAGATACAATAGAAATTATTGCAGGAATTGATAGTGATATTATTCCTAAAGTTAATGGTGTATATAGCCTAGGTGAAGCAACTAAACAGTGGAGTAATATTTGGGTCAATCAAGTTAATATTGACAGTATAAAAATACGTGATAACTTTATTGAAACTACAGAGTCAAACGCAGATTTAGAAATAAGAGCAAACGGTACTGGTAACATTTATATACCAAACAATAATGTACAAATTGATAATGCTCTTACAGTTGACGGATTAGTAACACTTGCTAATACAAACATCACAGGTACAGTAACACATGTAGGTACTACTAACCAAACTGGTACTACTAATGTTACAGGTAATGTTACTGTAACACAAAACTTAGATGTAGGAGCCGCGGCACAGTTTGAAGAAATATTAATTGATGATAATTTTATTACTACAACTACAGGAAATACAGATTTAGAATTCCGTACAAGTGGTTCAGGTAATATTATTGTTCCAGATAATAATGTTAACATAACAAATGATTTAACAGTTGCAGGCGATATTAGCGCAAATAACTTAACTGCTAGTGCAAATATAACAAGTGCAACAGCAAACATTGGCGATGTACAAATTAGTGGAACAACTGTAGAAGCAACAGCTTCAAACGCAGATTTAGAACTACGTGCAAATGGTACAGGAGATGTAACTGTTCCTACTAGTGATGTTATAATTTCACAAGCACTTCAAGTTTCGGGTACTACTGACTTACAAAATGTAAACCTAGGTGGTGTTCTTACACACATTGGTAATACTGTACAAACAGGTAACTATACTCTTACTAGTGGTTATTTTACAAACAGCGATATTAGAATTGATGGTAATACAATTGAAACAACTGCTTCAAGTTCAAACTTAGAACTACGTGCAAATGGCAGTGGTATTATTAGTATACCAACTAATAATGTTGAAATTACATTAAATTTAGATGTTGATGGTGATACAGATTTACAAGCAACAAATATTACAGGAACACTTACACACTTAGGTGACACTAACCAAACTGGAAGTTATACTTTAACTGGCCAAGCAGACATTGATAGTGTGCAAATTGATAGTAACTTTATTACTACTAATGTTTCTAATACAGATTTAGAATTACGTGCTAATGGCACAGGTAAAGTATTAATACCAAATAACAATGTACAGATTGATAACAATCTTACAGTAAGTGGCGACACAGATCTACAAGCAACAAATGTTACAGGTACAATAACTCATGTAGGTAATACTACGCAAACAGGTAACATTGACTTATCAGGTAACTTTGATATTACTGGTGCTGTTACTGTATCAAGTGTAGCACAGTTTGAAAATGTAAACATTACAAACAACGTTGTAACTACTACAGAATCAAACAGTGATTTAGAATTACGTGCGGCAGGAACAGGCGAAGTAATTGTTCCACAAAATGATGTACACATAACAAATGATTTAATTGTAGACGGAACTATTACAGTAGGTGATATTAATAGTGCAGGCACTATTACAGCAAATCAATTTAGTACAGGCGATATATTAATTGATGATAATTTTATTACTACAACAGCAAGTAATTCAGACTTAGAATTACGAGCAAGTGGTACAGGTGAAGTTGTAGTTCCTAGTAATGATGTTGTACTTTCACAAAACTTAACAGTTGACGGATTAGCAACACTTGCTAATACAAATATTACAGGTACAGTAACACACGTAGGTACTACTAACCAAACTGGTGATTTAAACTTAACAGGTGCATTAGACGTTGACGGTGATATTACTATTGCTGGCGCAGTACAATTTGAAAACATACAAATTGCAGGCAATGTAGTTGAAACAACACATACAAATAGTGATTTAGAATTACGTGCTAATGGAACAGGTAAAGTTGTTATTCCAACTAATGATGTTGAAGTTCTTGGTAACTTAACAGTTGATGGAACACTAACAGTTGGCGACATTGTTAGTACAGGACAAATACAAGCAAACACATTTTATACAGGTGATATACGTGTAGACGATAACTTTATTACTACAACTACAAGTAATTCAGATTTAGAATTAAGAGCAAGTGGTACAGGAAGCATTGTAATTGATACACTTAGTATTAACGATAGCACAATATCAACTACAGGCGATCTTACTTTAACACCAAGTACAGAACAAGTTATTATAGATGCAACAGGATCTGTAAAACTACCAAGTGGTACAACAGCACAACGTCCAACAGGTGTAGCAGGACAGATTAGATTTAACAGTCAATTATCACGCTTTGAAGGATATGACGGAACTAACTGGATTGTATTACACGGTGTAGAAGATTTAGACGGTGATACTAAAGTAACTGCTGAACAAACAACTGGCGCAAATGACGACACTATTAGGTTTGATGTAGCAGGTAACACTATAGTTGATATAACAAATATTAGAATGTCAGCTCCAAAAGTAACCGTTGATGACATCACTATTGACGGTAATGTGATAAGTACTACTACAACTAACACAGATATGATTCTGGGTGCAAATGGCACAGGTAGCGTTAAGATAGATAATATTGCTTTTAGTGATAATACTATTACTAACACTTCGTCAAATGCTGTAACGCTGTTATCAAATACTGATAACGGTTATTTTAAGTTTGGTACAACTTATGGTATGGTTTTACCAGGCGGAACGGCAGCAGAGAGACCACCTGTAACATATACCGAACAAGGTATGATGCGTTATAACTCAGCTGATGGTCGTGTTGAAATATGGGATGGATCAAACTGGGTATCTGTAGCAGGTGCGCAGTCAGGTGTAACAAGAGCTGAAGCGGAAGATATAGCACTCGAAATTGTATTGAGTTTAGGATAAGAAAAAATGGCAACATTATTTAAAAATAAAGTAGTAAAAGAAATAGGTACGTTACCGGTTGACATATATGAAACTGATGCAAGTACACGAGCAACCGTTATTGGTTTAAGTATTACAAATTTAACAACATCATTTGTTTATGTTGATGTTATTATATTTGATGATACTAGTGTTGCAGGATATTATTTAAAAGATACAGTATTGCCTGCTAATACGGCAATAAGAGTTGTTAACCAAGGTGAGAAACTTATATTAGCGGCTAATAACAAATTACAAGTTCGAGCTAGTGTCGCAGACAGTGTTGACGTAGTATTGAGCTTTGTGGAGATTGTGTAATGACATATTATGTAGGTAATAACCCACAAGACGTTTTAGACGGGTTTATTAAAAGATATTTTTACGGTATGCGTAGAAACGAAGATGGCGAATTATTTTTAATTCGTATTGACCAACTTCAAGGACAAGAAAATGTTGCAGTAATTAACGACATTGGTGTATCAGCAAATAACTTTTTAGACTTTGAAGAAGGCATTGATTATTTAGATGGAGTAGATCAAGATCATAATATAGTTTATGCAAACTTGCGATATCCACAGATTAGGTGGGATGGACGTTCGCTAGTCTACTATATTGATCCCACAGACGGACAATTTATAATGAGAATATCAGAAGGATATGACTACCCTGAGAATATTTCAGGACCAGGGTATTAAGGAGCAACTAAATGGCAGAGTTTAAGTTAGATAGGTTTAAGTACGTTTGGAAAGGTGACTGGGTCACTGGTACTGACTATCGAAGAGACGACATTGTAAGAGTCGGCGGTAAAAGTTATGTGTGTATTGTTACACATACTTCAAGCGGAACGTTCCTTACAGACTTAGAAGCAACGTTACCAAATTCAAATCCACCACAACCATATCCACAGTGGACAGTGATGACAAGTGGTAAAACTTTTATTGGCACTTGGTCACAAGGCGTTGCATATAACTTAGGTGATATAGTACTTTATAACGGCTCCTTATATAAATGTATTGACTCACACAACAGTGGAAACTTTGCTTCAGAATATGCTAACTGGGAAATGTTTGCATACGCACAAGAATTTTTAACAGACTGGGCTCCAACAACAACATACGGTAAAGGTGGCATTGTAAAATATAACGGTATAGTTTATATTTGTCATATACCACATACATCAAGTTCATTATTAGAAAATAATATTAATGACTGGTTAGAATTTGGCAACGGCATTGAATACAAAAGTTCATGGAGTGCTGGTGTTGAATATAGAAAAAATGATTTAATACGCTACGGTGCTAACATATTCCGTTGCACAGATAGTCATACAAGTGCAGGTTTAGTATTTGATCAAACTAAATTCCAAATTGAATTTCCAGGTACACAAGCAAACTTAACTGTTTGGCAAGATGATACATATTACCAAGAAGGTGATGTTGTACGTTATGGTGGATTTATTTACTTTGCAACAGCAAATAGTATTGATGTTGATCCTAGTAGAAGTCAAGACGATAGTACAGTAGCATGGATAGTACTTGCTAAAAACTCAAGTTTTGCAGGTGAATTTGTTTCAGGCACAGCATATAAAACAGGTGAACTAGTTTTACGTGGTGGTTATTTGTACAGAGCATTAACTGATGTTAACATTGTTGATGGTGAAGATAGTACTGTAGATTATTTAGATAATAGTATTTGGGAAAAAGTTGCTGAAGGTAACAAGTGGTCAGAAGTATGGAAAGAAAATACTAATTACGCAGTTGGTGAAGTTGTTTACTTTAAAGGTAGTGCATATGTTTGTACATTTGAACATGATGCTACACAAAGAGACAATCCAGAAAACGGTAGCGGATATAGTTATTGGGATCTACTTATTCAAGCAGGTCGTCCAGCAGGTATGGATACCAAAGGTGACTTACTTACATACAACACACTAGATGACGGCAGTTCACAAGGTGATATTGGATTATCAATTGGCCAGGATCAACAAGCTCTATCAGTTGCTGACGATTATGAAGCATTTTGGAGAGACTTTGCTAATGATGCAGAAGCAGTATATGTTGCACCAAGAGGATTTGACTTACCTGGATATGGTAAAAATTGGAAACAACCTTTTGCAACTATTAGACATGCTTGTGAATATATCGAAGACACATTTCCAGCACTAACTCCTACAAAAATATTTGTTGCGGCAGGTAGATATGAGGAAGTTGGACCAATAGCAGTTCCAGCAGGTTGTGTTGTTATGGGCGACGAATTACGTGCAACAAACATAATTGCAACTCCTGCAATTCCAGAGTATGAAGACAATTATCAATATGTAAAAGAAACTGATACTTATATCAGTGGATTTATTTTAGATCTTATACAAAACAAATTGTTAACACCTACTACTGGAAATGAAGAACCACAAGTATTAGTAGGACCAGTATCAGATCAACCTACAGCACAAAGAATTTTAGAATTAATTGCTGAATACGAACAGTTTATTGAATTCCGTTTACCTACAGAATCAGGAGATGTTGATCCAGCTCAAACAACTGTAGCAAACGATCTAACATCTAACTCAGCATTTAGAGCGGCATCACAACAGTTGATGGCTAACAGAGAATTTATTGGTAACGAAGTGTATACAAGACTAACACTAAACTTTCCAAGTATTACATTTACTAAAAAATATATTTTAGCAGATGTAAGAGCAATGCTTAGAGGTATTGCACAAGACTTATTATACGAAGGCAATCATAGAACATTATATGCGGCAAGACGTTATACAAACAGTGCATTAGGTGGACAGTTTGATGACTTGTTCTATATGAGAGATACTACAGGATTAAGAAACTGCTCAACTGAAGGACTTACTGGAACACTAAATCCTCCAGGCGTGTTTGACTTATATCAACGTCCAACAGGTGGCGCACTTGTATCATTAGATCCAGGTTGGGGACCAGCAGACGAACGTACATGGATTAAAAATAGATCACCTTACATACAAGGTGTAACAAACTTTGGCTTTGCTTGTGCGGGTATGAAAGTTGACGGTAACCTACACAATGGCGGTAATAAGTCAATGGTTGCAAACGACTTTACACAAGTATTAAGTGACGGAGTTGGTGCATGGATTACTAATAATGCTAGAGCAGAACTTGTGTCAGTGTTTACATATTATTGTTCAGTTGGTTACTTGTCAGAAAATGGCGGCATTATACGTGCAACAAATGGTAACAACTCATATGGTAGATTTGGTAGTATTGCATCAGGTGGCGACACAACAGAAGTTCCACAATCAACTACACTGATGAATAGAAATAACGAAGCACAAGTTAGTAAAGTATTTTCAGGCTTATCAGATGATAGAATCTTAGCATACGAATTTAGTCATACTGGTGAAAAATATTCCAGTGCAACTTCAACAGTAACAGGTGCTGGTTCAAGTGTTGTAACAGAATTTAGAGATTTTAGAGCAGGCGCTTTATATCAAGCAAGGCTAGTTAACACTCAAGGATCAGGTAGCGAAGGCGGTAGTAACTATCTAGTAAGACAGGGTTATGCACAGGAAACAGTAAATGCCGCAAGTACATTAAAATTATCAACTACAGATGCAACACAATTTTATTCAGAAATTGAAGGCATGAGAGTTGTAATTTTATCAGGACTAGGTGCAGGACAGTATGCATATATTACTGCATATAATAGTGCAACTAGAGAAGCTACATTATCAAAAGATTCAGATGGTACATTAGGATGGGATCATATTATTCCAGGAACTCCTTTAGTATCAACATTTGATGCAACAACATATTATAGAATAGAACCAAGAGTAATTGCAAGTTCTCCAGGTTGGACATCAGCAAATAAAACTATTGAACGTTTAGATTATGTTAGTGCAGACTTTGGCGGAACAAGTCAGTTATATCCAAGTTTAGATGGTCAAGTAGGAACAGGTGAAACTTTTGGATTAGATCCAATTGGAAGTACTTGGCGTGTACAACGTTCTGGTAACACTTATACACTAACACTAGTAACTGGCGGTGCTGGCTATGCAGTTAACGATACAATTACACTAAGTGGTACAGATTTAGGAGGTGCAAGCCCTGCTAATGATATTACAATTAGAGTAGCATCAGTTACAGATGACAGTTCAAATAGTGTTGCAACATTTACATATTCAGGTGAACCAGTAGGTGGATTATTTGTTGCTATTGATGATAAATCACAAGCGGCATACAGTGCAGATGGCGACACTTGGGTACAAGTTAATTTAAGTTTTGATGCTGGAACTGATGAATACATAAAAATATTGGCAGAAGAAAATAAATTCTTAGCATTTGCTACAGGAATGAATACTTACAGTTATTCAGAAACAGCAACAAGTTGGACTACTAGAGCATTACCAATAACTAGAAATTGGAATGATGCGGCCTTTGGTGGCGGTACGTTTGTATTAGTTGCTTCAGGAACGGCAGATGCGCTTTATAGTACAGACGGACTAACATTTTCACAATCAGTATTACCACAAACAGATGACTGGGCGGCAGTACAATACGGTCAAGGAACATTTGTTGCAGTAACAAGCGGAGCAACACAAGACGTTGCTACATCACCAGATGGTATTACATGGACATTGAGAAATGCAGTATTACCAGCAGGAAGTAAAACTTGGACTAATGTATTATTTGGTAAAAATAAATTTGTTGCTATAGCATCAGATGGAACAACAGCATTTTCATTAGACAAAGGTGTAACTTGGACAGCAGGTGGAAGTTGTAACCAAAGTGGATCATTTGTTGTTAAGAACGGCATATATGCAGAAGGTGTGTTTATGGCAGTTGGTTGGGCAACTACAGTTGGCTCTGGCTTTACACTAGAAGGTTATGAAAATGCATTGGTATCAGAAGACGGTATTACATGGACACCACAATCATTAAATTTAAGTTATAAGTGGGCGGCGATTGCTGAATCACCAATTAACGGAACTCCAAAGTTCATGGTAATTGCACAAGATGCAGACGGTGGCTTACAACATGTAACAACAGGGTGTAAAGCTCTTGTTAGAGCAGATGTTAACCAAGGTAAATTCCAAGACTTATTAATATGGGATCCGGGCAGTGGTTATAGTGATGCAAGTCCTTTAACATTAACTGTTACAGATACTCAATTTGTATCAGAAGTTGAATTTGAAAATAGAATTGGCACAGGAGTGTTATCACAACCAGACTTTGTTAATAGAGGCGGTGGTTATCGTATAACAAGTACAAACGTAACTATTGCAGGTGACGGTTATGCAGATATTGTGCCTGAAGCGGCATTTATGACACTAGCAGGAGTTACATCAATTCCTGGACCAGGAGTACAAATTAAGTTTGAAGGCTTATTAGAAGAATCTACAGATGATCCAGATGATTTAAAATTATTCTCAGGTATTGAAATTACAGACTTAGGCGATGACGGTAGTGGCGCAGGAACAAGACTAGTTTTATTTAAAGTTTCTCCGAGACTAAGAAACGAATATAATTTAGCACACGGTACAGTTGTAACACTACGTGAACGTTATAGTCAATGTAGAATTAGTGGACACGACTTCCTAGACATTGGTACAGGTAACTTTGTAGCTACAAACTATCCTGACATATATGCAGGCGGAGCGTACTACACAGCGGCACCAGAAAACGAAGTGTTAGAGCAAACAGGCGGAAGAGTATTTTATGTAAGTACTGACCAAGATGGTAACTTTAGAACAGGTGAATTATTCAGCGTACAACAGGCAACAGGTATTGTTACTATTAGTGCTGAATTCTTTGACTTAGATGGTCTGTCAGAACTAGCACTAGGTGGTGTTAGATTAGGTGGTTCAGGTACAGTTGTTAACGAATTTAGTACAGATCCAACTTTTGCGGCAGATTCCAATCAGGTTATTCCAACACAGAGAGCTATTGCTTCATTCTTAGCAGATAGACTAAGTGTTGGTGGTGAGAACTTAGAAACAAACGCAGTACAGGCAGGACAAGTAAGAGTTGGTACAGTTAATAACGTTATAGAACACGCATCAGACGGCGCTATTGACATACCGATTGATGTTTCAATTGATGGAACATATACATCAACAGATGAGTTTGGTGTAGAAACAACACAACAGGTTGCAATAAGTGGTACAATATACACTATGCAACAATTAATGAAAGGCCATGACGACTCTGTTCAATAAAATGCGCAGATATCATAGATGGATAAATACAGTAACTTGGAGTTAAGAACAAATGGCAGAGTTTAAATTAGGTAGAATTAGATTCGTTTGGAAAGGTACATGGAGTACCGGGAGAACGTATTATCAAGACGATGTCGTCACAGTGGGCGGCAGAATGTACATATGTACGATTGGACATGAAAGTGATGCAGACTTTTATAACGATTTCGACATAGTACCCCCAAAATGGAATCTTGTTTCAGATGGGCAAGCATGGAAGGGTAATTGGTCCCCAAATACAGCATACATTTACAATGATATTGTAAAATATGGCTCAGGACTTTATATTGCAAACACCAATCATACTTCTGCAAACACATCGGGCACAGGCTCATTTGCAGTAACAATAGAAACTAATGCTTCTGCTCCAGGCAACAATGTTTTTGTTATTGATGGCGTACAATATCCAAATTTACAACTTACTGCTGGTTACACTTATACATTTACATCAGATGATGCAACAAATGATACTCATCCGTTATTATTCAGTGAAACAAAACACGGTACACACAATGGCGGAACTACATACGAAACAGGCGTTACTTACTACCTAGATGGCGCTGTAGTTGCTGATAAAGCAACGTATGTTGGAGGCTTTGATGCGGCAACAACACGTAAAATAGTTATAGCAGTTACAGGTGCAACTCCAGATCCTTTATACTACTATTGTCATAACCATAATAATATGGCAGTTGATGCAGAAGTTGATATTCAACTTGTTGGATTAGAAAATGACCTATCAAAATGGGATACCTTTACAAACGGTATTACTTGGAAGGGCAACTGGCAAACAGGCTTTGGTTATAAAGTAAATGACATTGTTAAATACGGCGGTAGTTCATATGTTTGTAATACAGCACATACTTCAGGATCAGAAGCAAACGGCTTAGAAGTAGACCAAGCAAAATGGGATTACCTTAACCAAGGTATTGAATATAAATCACAGTGGATTACTGGAACACGTTATAAAGTAAATGACGTAGTACGTTACGGTGCTAGTTTGTGGATTGCAACAGCACAGCACACTGGCTCAGCGGCATTTGGTACTGACAGTGCTAACTGGGAAAAGTTTGTAGAAGGCTTCCAATACGAAGGCGAATGGGATGCCTATAAAGATTATCAACCAGGTGATATTGTACAATATGGTGGTTACCAATATATTGCAAAAACAGATCACACTGGAGAGTTTCCTTCAACAAGTACAGTAAACTGGGACTTGTTCAGTGAAGGATTTAAATTCCAAGACGAATGGGGTGCTGATAGTACAGCACAAGAATATAGAGTAGGTGACGTTGTACGTTACGGTGGTTTTACATATCTATGTATTTTAGACCACACTAACCAAGAACCACCAAATGCTACTTACTGGAAAAAGTTTACTTCAGGATTGAACTGGAGAGCAGTATGGGCAGATGATGTAGAATATAAAGTTGGTGATGTTGCACGTTACGGTGATAACTCATACATATGTATTAACGGACATTTATCAGATGGTGATGGCGCAGGTAGCGCAGGCTTTGCTGTTAACTCAAGACCAGACCAAGACACTGGTGGCGTATACTGGCAAGTTATTGCTGTTGGTACAGAACAATCTGTGCTTACTACAAAAGGTGACTTAGTTTACTATAGTGGATCTGCTCCAACAAGATTACCAATTGGTGAAGATGGTCAAATTTTAACTGTTAACTCTGAAGGACTTCCTAACTGGGAATTCATAGGCGAAACAGATGATGTTTATTATGTTGCTGGTCACGGTAAAGATAGCCCAGCACCAATATATGGTAAAACAATTGATAGACCTTTTAAAACTATTAGATATGCGGCACATCAAATTGAACGTGGTGCAAAGAATCCTAATGCGGCAAAACTACTTGAACTAAACAGAAGATTTATTCAAAGAGAAATTGTTGAATTTACAGACAATCAAATTACAAATAACGTTGCTCCATTTACAAGCAGTTTTGCATACGTTGCAGAAAAATGTGAAAGAGATATGGGTCTTATTGTAGACGCAGTTATTTGGGATATTAAACATGGCGGTAACGAACTTACATGGGACGCAATGTACGAGTATGTTAAAAATGCAACTAATTTTTACACACTAGGACAAGAAGCAGAAACAGTAGCAAGTATTAACTACGGTGTAACTGTAATGACTGCTGTTTTAAATCAAACAGCGCCAGCAGTAAATTATCAAACATTAAATGGTGATAACTCAACAGCGGTTGTAGTACAACATACAGATGCAAGTTTAACTGCTGAAACTGTAATTGACCATATTACAAAAAATGTTAAAATGATAACAGATGCAATTACAGCATCTAACCCAAATCAAGTGTTGCCTAAGAAAATTGTTCCAACAACATTAATTAAAGTTTCTACAGGATACTACTACGAAGTACTTCCAATCATTGTACCAGCTGAATGTTGTATTATGGGAGACGAACTACGTGCAACAAACGTACAACCTCGTAAAGCAACAAATGCTACACTAACACCAAAACAAGATATACCATTTAGTTTTGAAGGACTTTCTCGTGTAGAAGAAGTTGTTGCAGACATTGTTGAAGGTGTTGCAGTTTCCAAAACAACAGCAAACGCATTGACACAAGACCAAACATGGCCTTATGCAGAAACTGATGTAGTTGGTCCACAAGTACAAAAATTAGCACGTACTATACGTAGACAAATTGATAGTTCAACAGGTACTAAAGTTGAAGCAATTTATACACCTACATACGAATTAGCTGATCCAGACTTTGGACGTTCAAGAGATTTATTCTTACAAAACAAAGCATTTATACAAGCAGAAATAATTGCTTACATTGAAGAAAATTATCCAGGTCTAAGTTACAGTAAAACAAAATGTAAAAATGATGTTGGCTTAATTATGGACAACGTTGCGTATGACTTAACATACGGCGGTAACTGGATGAGTGTTGAAGCAGGTAAAGCATACTTCAACGGTAATACAAATACATTACAAATTAACAGTAGTGAAAAAACAGCAACGTTAGCGGCATATGCACAACTTAAATCATTAATGCAAACAGTTGGACGTAACATTGTAGTTAACCCAACTAGCCAAACACCAGATGATGCGGCAGACGTATCAACTGTTGCAGTTCCTCAAATTGCAGGTACAGGCGGCAGTGTTACAGTTTCAACAGAAATAGGTAACTTACTAGACGATGTAATTTATACAATCGATAACGGATATGATAATGCTCCGGCAATTACATACCCAACAATAGACGCAACAGCAGATGCGAAGTTAGTACAAACTCAAACTACTACTGACTTAGCAGGAATACAAACTGGAACTATTGACTTTATTAGTAAAAACTTTGGTTCGTTCAAATACAACAGTGCAACTTGCCGTAGAGACTTAACAAATATTATTACAGATGTTGCATATGATGTAGCATTGGGTACAAACTATAACGGTGTGTTTAGTGGTATTGCTTATCAGCGTCCAACTAATTCATATAACTTAACATCACAGCGTATTGAAACAATTGGTGCATTACGTTTTGCTAGAGATGAACTAAAAGCAGACATTACTGATGCAACAGCAGAAGCAAGAATGGTTGCGGCATTCAATGAAATAGTTGATATTATTGATAATGGATTAGCGGCGGCAGATGCAAATGTGTATCCAACACCAAGCTCATTACCAACAACAAATGCTGACGATGCGTTTGCTGACTTAAACGCAAACATTGCATTTATAAAAGAAGAAATTAATGCTTGGATTGATGATCAAGTTTTATTAAACACAACTACAACACCAGATCCAAACAGTATTTGGTTTAACTTTACTTACGATGCAACTAAGTGTGCAAGAGACGTAGGCTACATTATTGAAGCAATGAAGTATGATATACTTTACGGCGGCACAATGGGAGCATCAAGAATTGCTGAATCCTACTTTGGAATTAACGGCGATTCTTATCCAGCAAACCAAACAGCACAAACTGCGGCAGCCTATGATAGACTTGCTACAGTATTAGATCAAGTTGCAAGAGAAGCATCAGTAACTAAATCTTCAGGTAACGCTCTAAACCAAACACAATTAGGTTCAGCGGCAACATCAACTGAAGGTAACGCATTACTTGCAAACATGCAAATTATTGAAGATGTATTAACAGCAGGAAATACTAACAGCATGCCAGCAGTAGTATATCCAAACTTAGCATCATTAGGAGTGTCAGCTACATTACAAACTGAAAAGGGCGCAATGGACACTGCTAGAGCACAAACAATATTAGATGTTATCCAATACATTTCAGATACTTATAATGACTTTAATTACAATCATGCTAAGTGTTCAAGAGACGTTGGATTAATTATAACTGCTTTTGTATACGACTATGCATTAGGTACAAACTATGCAGGTATGTTTGCGGCGCAATCATACTTAAGAGCACCGAGTAAAAATGTTGTTAACGATCAAAAAACTGCAAGTATTGCGGCATTTGAATTTGCAAGAACTAAAGTATTAGACTCAGTAGTTACAGCAGGTGGCTTTGCTCCAGCAGTACAAGCAGTAAACGATACTTGGGAATGGATCGATGATACAATCTTTAATGCTACAGCAGAAGGTGGTAAATCAAACAGCGATCAAGAAGTATGGAACGCAGTAAGACACTTAGAACTTAATAAAGAATTTATTGTAGAAGAAGTTGTTGCACACGTTGATGACTGGTTTAAAATAGCAGTTACTAGTACTGATCAAGCATCAGGCGTATTAACAGTAGCAGATACAAGTTGGTTAAAAGCAAATCAAAAAGTACTTGCACAAAACATGGACGACTCTGCAGACGCAGTAACAGATGCAAACCTTGCAGTAAGCACAACTTACTATGTTAAAGATATTCTAAGCGATACAACACTTACATTATCTGCAACACCAGGTGGCTCAGCTGTTTCATTATACGACACTGATTCAATTGTAGTACAATTAGATGAAGGCAAGTTCCGAAACGATATGTCTGATATAGTTGAAGGTATTGCATTTGATGCAGTTCTTAATACTAACTACAACCAAGTAGCATTAGGCTTAGATTTTGTAACAGGCGACAATGCATCAATAACTGCATTAGGCAAAACACAAATTGCGGCAGGTATATCATATGCTAAAGGATTAGTTGCAGGAATAAAAGAGTTTAGAACAAATGCAACTTACTTGTCAAGATCAAATGCAGGATTTGACGAAGTTACTGATATTGTAAACAACGGTGCAGGCAATGCAAACGCATTAACTTACACAGGCACAAACAATGCAGTTGAACAAGTAGAAAACAATGAAGCATTTATAGCAACAGAAGTATTAGAATGGATTAACCAAAACTATAATTCAATTTACACAGCAATGGACACTGCACAGTTTACAACTGAAATAGGGTACATAGTTGATGCTTTAAGATATGACTTATTAAATGGCGGTAACAGTGCAACACATAGACTTGCTACAAGATACTTTACAGGCACAGTATTTAAAGCCAACCTTGGTAATAATGCTACAGCGGCTGGACTTGCATTTAACTACTTACAATCGTTTATTGATAACGTAGTATTAGATAATACAGCAGGTTGGTCAAAACTAAGCGGTGGAACACAAGATGTAACTGCTTCAGCTGGTACAGCAGATCAAGCAACAGCGGCACAGGCTTTAGTAGGAATAATAGAATCAGTTGCAGGCGGTAACGCGGCAGGTGTTAAAAATTATCCAACAATGTCACTAGCAAATGCTACATCAGTAAGTAAAGTTATAGCACATGCTTCTAAAATTGGAGTTAAAGCAGTACGTAGTGTAAGTAATACTTACAGAGCAATGTTTGAATTAAAAGCAGATTATGCTTACAATAAAACATTATGTAAACGTGATGTGCGTGAATACATTGAAGCAATGAAATGGGATATGACTAACACTCAAGAGTGGGCAAGAACATATACTGATAGTATTAGCTTTAATAGACCAGGTGCTTATAAAACAAGACTAGCGGCACGTTACTATGTTAATAACGTAATAGGATCACAAGAAGAAGATTTCTACTACTTACGTAACGGTACAGGTTTAAGATTACAAACAATGGAAGGTCTACAAGGCGACCTAAGTCCAGTAAACTCATACGGAACAAGACGTCCGACAGCGGGTGCGTATGCATCACTAGATCCAGGCTACGGTCCGGATGATACAAGAGTTTGGATTAGCGCAAGATCACCATACATACAAAACTGTACAACATTTGGTTTTGGTGCAATAGGACAAAAAATTGACGGTGCCCTACACAACGGTGGTAACGACTCAATGGTATCAAATGACTTTACACAGGTTATTAGTGATGGTATTGGTGCATGGATTACAAACAACGGTAGAGCAGAACTTGTGTCAGTGTTTACATACTACTCACACGTAGGTTATCTTGCAGAGAACGGCGGACGTATACGTGCAACAAACGGTAACAACTCTTACGGTGCATTTGGATCAGTAGCAGAAGGTACTGACCCAGAAGAAGTAGCAGTAACAGGTATCATTGATAATAAATTCCAGTATAACGCTACTGTAGCAACTGTTAATACAGATGCAGATCAGTTACTAGCATTAGAATATTCACATGCTGGTAATGACTATACTGAAGCAAAACTAGACTTCTTTGGACCAGGTTCAAACGAAGTTACAGTATCAGATGAATTTAGAGATGGTGCAGTATATCAAGTTGGTATTGGTAATACAGTAGATGTTACTGACGGTGGTAAAGGTTACTTAGTTGTTACTAATACTGCACAAGCAGGTAGTACTACAAGTCTTACAATATCAGCAACAGACGGTAACATTAGTTCAGCATACATTGGTATGAGAATACAAATTGTTGGCGGTGCTGGTGCAGGTTTATTTGGTATAGTTGACACATACAATGCAGGTTCTAAAGTAGCAACTGTCGAAAGAGAAAGCGACGGAGTTGCAGGTTGGGATCATGTACTTCCAGGATTTACTTGGGAAGAACCTAACTCAACTTCAACATATTTGATTGAACCAGCGGTTTCGTTTACTGCTCCAACTAAAACTTCAGGTGATAGTACGCTACCAACATCAACAACTTGGTATGCAAACGAGTTTATCGAAACAGCGGCACAATATACAGGAGTTGCTTCTGAAACTGAATCAGACGGTAACGGTGCAACATTTGATGTTACACGTAACGGTAGCAAATATTATGTTACAGTTAATGCCGCAGGTACTGGTTATGTTAGAAATGCAACTGTAACAGTTAAAGGTTCTAACTTAGGTGGCGTAGATGTAACACACGATATAACAATAACATTAACATCACTTAATGCTAATGGCTCAGTTGTAGACTTTGACTTTATTGGTCAAGGACGCAAAGGATTCTTCCTTGGCGCAGGTAGCGGTAGTAACGGTGCAATCAGTTATGACGGTATTACATGGCAGTCACAAAATATTACAGCACCAGGTGCAGGTAATTGGTCAGACATTGCTCAAGGTTTACTTGATGATGGATCAACTACATTCCACCCAAGCTCAATAATTATTGTTGGTGACGGAACTAACGACATAGTACGTTCCGAAGACGGCGATACTTGGACAGCTGGTACTTTACCAGGTGCGATGAGTAGTGCAGGTGAAAAGAGTATTGCATTTGGTAACGTTAGTGTTGCAGTTAATAGATACGTTGTTATTTCAGATGATGACAGAGATGTTGCTTATACAGAAGACGCAGGTCAAAACTGGACATTGACATCAAGTGCATTATCAGCAGTAGGCTTTGATGATATTACATACGGAGCAGGATTATATGTTGCTGTACGTTCAGGAACAACAAGCATAAGTTACTCAACAAATGGTGTTGTTTGGACTGATGTTACTGCACCAGGAACAATAACAGGACCAGTAGTTTTTGGTAACGGACGTTTTGTTGTAGCAGGCGGAACAGTTGGTGTAATGTACAGTTTAGATGGTATTACATGGGCAAATCCAGCATATCCAGGTGGTGCAAACGTAAGTACACTAGCTGGAACAGAGCGCAACTTAGCATACGGACACGGCATGTTTGTTTTAACATCAGATGATACTGACGGAGTTCTTTATTCAGAAGATGCAATAGTTTGGACACTACAGTCATTAGGTTCTGCTGTAACAGGCGGATTTAATGCAGTTGCATTTGGTAACCCTGAGAAGATGGGAGTGTTTAGTATACTTCCTAATGCTACAGGTACAGGTGCAAAATACGCTAAGATTGGTGCTACAACAAAAGCAAGAGCAGGTTTAGCAAATGAACAAATATTTGAGTTTAGAATTTATGAACCAGGTTCAGGCTACACAAGCGCACCAACTATTACTGTAACAGATCCAAATAATATTGAAGATGTTACACCAGTAGTAAGATTAGGAACAGGCGCACTTGGACAACCAACATTTGTAAACAGAGGTAGTGGCTTTACAACTGCAACTGCATCAATTGATGCACTAAACAGTAACGGTAACGCAGACTTCTTACAAAGTGGATCGTATATTGCTGTAAGAAGACTTACTTCAAGACCAGTTAACGGATCCAATGTTGAGTTTGCAGGACTTCCAGGACAGTTCTTTAAATTGGTTAGTACAGTATCGTTTATTGGTAGCAACGATGGATCGTATACAACGTTCTTACAAGTTTCACCAGCAATAACTACAGCAAATATTCCAACAGATGGCGATGCTGTAAACATGCGTATCAGATTTAGTCAAGTACGTCTAACAGGACATGACTTCCTAGATATTGGTACAGGTAACTTTAAAGATACAAACTATCCAGGTGTACCAGTTAACGTACCTGACCAGAATAAAGAAACACAAGATGCTAACGGTGGTAGAGTGTTCTACACAGCAACTGACCAAGATGGTAACTTTAGAGTTGGCGACTTGTTTAGTGTTGAACAGGCAACTGGTGTTGCAACATTGAACGCTGAAGCGTTTAACATTGCAGGTCTACAAGAACTGTCGTTAGGTGAAGTTACACTAGGTGGTAACTCAGCAAGTATTACTGAATTTAGTACAGATCCATTCTTTACTGCAAACAGTGATACGATTGTTCCAACACAGAGAGCAATTAAAGCATACATTGAATCACAAATTGGTGGCGGTGGTGCTACACTAGTTGTTAACAGTGTTACAGCAGGTGATATATTCATAGGCGGAACACAAATTACAACAGTGTCAGGTAGCCCAATAACAATTAAAGCGAACATTGTGTTTAGTGGTACGGTGCTAGGATATCCTCTAGCATGGAATTATTACCAGAGATAACAGTAACGGATAAATATTAGTAAGATAAAATGTTGAAATATCTAGCATATAACAGGAGATTAAGATAATGGCAAACGGAGTACTAGGATCAGCGGATTTAGCCGCGACAACGTATACTAACATATACGATGTACCCGATGGAAACTTTTCTGTAGTATCGGTGAGCATTTGTAATAAAAATGCAACATCGGTAACAGTAAGGCTTGCATTGGCAAAACCAGGGCAGTCACTACCACAGGCAGATGACTATATAGAATACGAAACAGAGATATTACCAAATGGTGTACTTGAAAGAACAGGTGTTGTTCTTGAAGCAGACCGTAAAGTTTTTGCTCGTTCGTCAGCAACACAAACAACTGTAGTAGTTTACGGTATAGAAACAGCAACAGTATAAGGAAATAGATTATGGCTAGAAGAATTTCAACAGGAAAACTAGGAAGACCAATACTAGGAAACATTAGTGTTGAAGATAGCACTTTTGGTTCAGTGATAGCCAATGCAGATGTTGTTTTAGAACCTAATGGTACAGGCGTAGCACGTTCAACTACAGATTTTCAAGTAGACGGTGCAAATGCTTTACGTTTAGCGGATAGTGATAATACTAATTACGTTGCTTTTAAATCTCCAGCGGCGGTAAGTAGTAATGTTACATGGACGTTACCAGGCGCAGATGGAACAGCAAACTATCTATTAGCAACAGACGGATCAGGAACACTAGCTTGGGCTTCACCTTCATTAGCACTAGCAGACGATACAGCAAGTGGTAACATTAATGTTGTACTTACAGCTGATGCAGGATCAAGTTTTTCAAACGCAAAACGTTCATCAAGATTACAGTTTGCACCCAACTCAGGTAATTTAACAATTACTGGTGAAGTAGGCGCGGCAACTGGTAATTTTAGTGGAACAGTTACAGCAGGCGGATTTGCAACTACAGGTGGTGCAAGTTTTGGCAGTGACTTAACAATTACAGGAACATTAACAGCAGGTACAGTTGCATCAACAGGTAACATTACAGCGGCTGGCGATATTACTTCTAACTCAGATGTTAGATTGAAATCCAATATTATTGGTATTAAAGATGCTTTAGCAAAAGTATTAAAATTAAATGGTAAAGAATACACAATGAACGGCAAGGACAATCAAATTGGTTTGCTTGCACAAGAAGTTGAAGAAGTATTACCACAAATGGTTCATACAGCAAACGATGATATGGGTACTAAAGCAATTAACTACCAAAACATGGTAGCACTATTAGTTGAAGCTGTAAAAGAATTACAGCAGGAAATAAAAGGTTTAAAGGGGACAGCGTAAATGGCTTTCTTTGTAGGAGCAACTGAAGTAGTTCCAGTACCGCCCGGAAACGATGCTACTCGCGGAGCAGAATTGATGTCCGACGGTCAAGGAGCGGCGTTCTGGGGATACATGGGTGCGGCAAGTGGCGACCCGGCGGCAGTTGATACCGGTGGATGGAGATATAGATCTATATTTACACACGGATACTTAGCGGCAGGCTACAAAGGATCTAACCCTTGGAGAAGTGTTAATAAGACTTGGCACCAAACAGATACAACATTATACTGCGGTGAGCAGTTAGCAAGTACACAAGCATATACAAACGGTGTATGGAGTGATCATCACGCATACGTAATGACTGGTGGCGGCTTTAGTGGTACTAGTTCAGCAATATCAAGTTATAGTTTAGCAAACGGTTCAATTAGAATGTTTACAGCAGATGGTTTTTCATCTAGTGGTGTTAGTTACGGCTATGTAGGAAATGATCCAAAGAACGAAGGACTAGGTTATGGTACAACAGGATATGGTAACCACGTAGGTGGTATGAGAATGCACGTTAACCGTTATGACTTTCCTGCGGCAAATGATATTAAAGGACAAAGTGGTTGGATTAACGGCGGCGGTAGTTCAGATACATCACGTATGCACTTTCCAACAGAAGTTATGTACAGTGGATGGAATTCAGGTACAGATGGATACGGCTGTGGCGGACACGGAGAAAATAGAGGATACTTTGCTTGGACATCTACATATAGATATGTAACATGGGCAAACTCAACATGGTCAGGAACAGGATCATGGGGCGGATATTCAAAAGATAGACATTGTAAAATACAATCAACAAAATGGGGACACCATTATATTGGTACAGGTAACAACGTAACAGCTGGTAAGGCAAGATTTAGTGATGCAACAGGTTCAACTGTAGCAAACTTTAACAAAGTAAGAAGTTACGGAGAAGATAATTCAGAAGACGGTCAAGATCACGGATATATTATGGGACACTTTGACGGTCAACAAAACAATCACACTATTAAACAAACACACTCCAGTGATTCAGAAATAACACTTGGTGCTAACGCAATGCCTAAAGGGCATTATGGACAGAGTTCGGGTGCATGTGCAACAGGCGCGGCAGGTGTTTTAGGGGGTATAGGATAATGGCATTTTTTGCAGGGACAACAGAATTAGAATTTGTACCTCAAGGTACTGATAGTTCACGTGGTGCAAAACTTATTTCAAATGGTTCAGATGGATCGTTTTGGGGATATATGGGCTACACAGGAACTGGTTCTGTACAAGGTGGTGGAGCATGGAGATATAGATCCATATACACACATGGTTATTTGGCCGCAGGATACAAAGGTTCTAACCCATGGCGTTCAGTAAACAAAACATGGCATGCAACAGATAGTACTTTATATTGCGGAGAACAAATTTCAGGACCTCAATCATACTGTGACGGTTTTTATTCAGACTATAATGGTTACATTCAAGCAGGTCCTACAGGTAGAGCATTTAACGCTGGCGGCGATTGGATGGCAAGTTACGGATTAGCAAATGGTACTATACGTATGTTTACAGCAGATGGTTTTTCATCAGCTGGTCTAAGTTACGGTTACCAGGGTAACGATCCAAAGAATGAAGGCTTAACATACGGTAGTGGTGGTTTTACAAATCACGTAGGTGGTATGAGATTAAGTACATCAATAGTTGATGCGGCAGGAACACAAGACATTAAAGGTCAAGGTGGTTGGATGAATGGTGGCGGTACTAGTACAACACACCGTATGCATTTTCCAACAGAGGTTATGTATACTGGTTGGGATAGTGGTAACTCAGGAAGAGGTACAGCGGCCGCAGGCGAAAATCGCGGTTATTTCCAATGGAGTGGTACTAACTACAAATATGTAACTTGGAGTAACAGCACTTGGACAACTAACTGGCCACAAGGCGGCGGTTGGGGTAAAGATAACCACTGTAAAATACAATCAACAAAATGGGGTCATCATTACATTGGTACAGGAAATAATGTTACATCAGGTAAAGCACGTTTTAGCGATGCAACTGGTGCTACGTTAGCAAACTTTAGTAAAGTTAGATCCTATGGCGAAGACAATCCAATGGACGGACAAGATTGGGGTTACATCATGGGACATTATGATGGACAACAAAACAATCATACTATTAAACAAACACACTCAAGTGATTCAGAAGTAACACTTGGCGCTAACGCTATGCCTAAAGGACACTATGGACAAAGTTCCGGAGCGTGTTCAACAGCGTCGGCAACGGTTATTGGAGGAGGAATGTAATGGCGTTTTTCTTAGGAGCAAATCAAGTAAATCCAGTACCAGCAACTACTACAGAAAATACAGGTGCTAAACTTATTTCAGACGGTTCAACAGGAGCTGGCTGGGGATATATGGGCAGTGGCTTTACAGGGTTAGATAATGCTCAGTGGAGATATAGATCTATATTTACACATGGATACTTAGCAGGTGGTTATAAAGGTTCAACTCCGTGGCGTTCAGTAAACAAAACATGGCATAATACAGATACTACTGTATATTGTGGAGAACAACTTTCTAACTATTGTGCATATACAAATGGCTTTTGGAGCGATTATCATGCATATATTTGTTCAACTAACGGATACAATAATGCACATGATCAAATTTGTTCATACAGTCTAGCAAATGGATCAATTAGAATGTTTACATCGGATGGTTTTTCATCATCTGGTATTGGTTATGGATACGTAGGTAACGATCCTAAAAACCAAGGACTAGGTTATGGTACAGCAGGTTTTGGTAACCACGTAGGTGGTATGAAAATGAATGTAAACAGAGTTGATGCACTAGCATGTGAAGACCAGAAAGGCCAAAGCGGATGGATATCAGGCGGTGGCGATACAAGTACTAACCGTATGCACTTTCCAACAGAAGTTATGTATACTGGTTGGGATTCAGGCATGTCAGGACGTGGTGATGCAGTTAGTGGTGAAAACCGCGGTTACTTTAACGGTAACGGTAACCAATACAAATATGTAACTTGGTCAACTACAACATGGGTAAACGGATGGGACCAAGGTGGTAACTACGGTAAGTCAAGTTATCAAACTAAGAACTTAGGTTCTAAATGGGGACATCATTACGCATTTACAGGTAACAATGTAACATCAGGTATTGCAAGATTTAGTGACGCAAACGGCGCCACATTAGCAAACTTCAGTAAGGTTAGATCTTATGGAGAAGAAAACTCCATGGAAGGTCAGGACTGGGGATACGTAATGGGTCATTATGATGGCCAACAAAACAATCATACAGTAAAACAATCATATAGCAGTGATAGTCAGACTACGCTTGGAGCGGCGGCAATGCCTAAAGGGCATTACGGTCAAAGTTCAGGAGCATGTAGCACTGGAGCTGCCACAGTTATAGCGGGAGCAGGATTCTAAAATGAAATATATAATTACAAAGACAGAAGCGATGAGACCATATTTTGGTATGTCTGAAAACGATCCAAACATGTATTGCAAAGACTTATACACCTTATTTGATTTAAGTTGTGTAGAAATTGCAGAACCATTATTTGATACAATATATCCAACTATACCAGTAGGATATGAAGAAGTAACAGCAACTGAAGCCAAGTACGGGACTTTGTTTTTCTCAGAAGTAAGAGACACTGTTAAGATTTGGAATAACGAATATGGTTGGGCAGAAACTGCTGATATTCCAGAAGATCAAAAAGTTCCTTTTACACTTACTCCCGAGATTAAGGAAATGATACGTACATTTATGTATCGCTTTGCAAAAGAAATTATTGAAACAGAATACAACTATAGATTCCGCCACTTGCACAATACTACTGAACTAGAACAAGCAAGTTGGGAAATACAGAAACACGAAGCTCGTGAGTGGTTAACTTATGCTGATGATCCTGCACACATAACACCATTCCTTGACTATCTTGCTGTACAAAGATCAATGGATAAAACTACTCTTGCAAATAAAATTTTAGAAAAATCTGAATCGTACAACGATAAATTATCTACTATGCTAGTTGAATACCAAACACTTATTAAGCAGTTTAAAAACTCAGGTAGTATTTGGAATATAAACATATTATACGAAAAATACCTTGGTATTATGATGCCAGCGGCACAGGCTATGTCAATGGGACTTATGGATGTAGGCGGTGTACGTATATTTGAAGATCCAGATACTGGCGCAACAATGGTAGATCAGAACAATCCGAAATTTGGTAACAAGCTCAATTTCTAACTCTTAGAAGTAAGTTCTTAGTAAATAAGTATAGTCAAAAGACTAACTATTTCTTAGGAGAAAAAAATGAGTGAACAAGCAAATAATGCTGAGAAGAATAATGCCAATGCGCATATGGCATTAGAAACAAGAGTAAATCCATACGATGGATTTGAAGAATTCTTTGAGTTATCAGCCCAAGACAGTAAAATACTGGACGGTGCGTTAAACTTAAACAGTGGACAGTCAGCATATCAGTCAGAGCATTTTGTTGCTGACTCGCAACTTACCCCATATAGAAAATTAAAACAGTGTTTGTTAGAATTAGAAACAAGACACCACTCTTGGCATAATATCAACAACAGTTTAAAACGTAAACTAGTTGAAGTTAAGATTGCAAAAAGAGATTACGAAGCATGTCCAGATGATCTACAAAAAGAACTAATTGCAGTTGATATTGAAGACATGGAGCATGACGTTAAAGTATGGAACCGTAAAATTAAACAAGCGGCAGAAGAAGTAAACACATACTTAAACTTGACAAAGAAAATTGCAGGTGATGATGACGAGTTGTTAGACAAAGCAATGACATACGACCATGAAGAAGAAAGAAAATATTGGGTAACACGTATGGCTAAACAAGCGGCTATGGACATGGTATCCTACGGACGCATTGGCTCAGGTAACATGGATTCAATTGCTATGATGCCAGAGGAAGATCAAATCGAAGCATTAGCAACTACTATACAGTATAATGAAAGATTACAGAATGGACTTGCACAAATTGCAGGTGCAGTTAATGAAGGCCTTTTAGAAAATAAAAATGCTATTCCAAACTATGATGTACCAAGTGTAACAGATAAGTTAATGGCAAAAGAAATTTTAAGCGGCAAAGGCAAAGACAAGGAATCAAATGTTCAGCATACCCCTGAATCCAAAACTGGACCGGAAACAGTTTGAAGAATTCTATCAGTTTCTGATTGATCATAAAAGTTTAATATACGATGTATACATAACTACTCGTATACCTCCTTTTGATCAGGATGCGATGGGAGATATTTTTGTAAATGACCCGAATGACTTGATTGAAAACTCACTCATTATTCAAGACAAGTTAGGCATTCCAGTGTCTGCTACATTTAACAATACTCTTGTGCGTCCTGATCAAAAGAACTTAGATTTATGGATTGAAAACTTTAAAAGTTTATATCACCATAAAGGTATTAGATCTGCTACTATCCCACATACACATTGGGTTATGACAGGGCAAATACAAAAAGAGTTCCCGCAATTAATGATTAAGAATACTATATTACGTGAAGTAAACACTGCCGCCGATGTTGCAAAACAAGCAGAAGCAGGGTTTAATTACATTAATATTGATAGAGATCTAGTACGTGATAGAGATACTTTAAGAAAAATAAAACAAGTTAAAGAAAAGTATAATGTTAAGATAGCAATACTAGGCAACGAAGGTTGTGTAGGTAGTTGTCCTGTAATGCCAGAACATTTTGAATTTAATAATTCAAGAACGTCAACAGGTCCACAATATTTTAATGATGCTATTAGTCGTATAAGTTGTCCTAAGTGGGATATTACAGAACCAGTAACAGCATTAAAAACAGCAAACATTCCGCCTTGGAGACAAGACTGGAAAGAGATGTTATACTATGTTGATGTTATTAAAATGCATGGCAGAGAAAGTGTAGCACAATTATTTTCTACAATGGATATTGTTAAGAAGTTTGCAAAAGAAGAAGAAATATTATTTTCTGATTTTGATGAATACATTTACGATAAAAATTTAGAAGGTAAGCCCATCCAAGCATGGAGAGAATTTATTAAGAATTGTAAGTTTGATTGTTGGGATTGCAATAAATGCGATAACTTATATGAAGCAAAAAATGGCAAGCCTCAAATAACAATTAAAAATATAATAGTGGAGTCGATATGTGGCGCATACACGGACTAACAAGTCATAAAGTACAAATGCTACTAAATCAGTTATGTCGTTGCGGCCAATCTTATTTAGAAGTAGGATGCTATTTAGGTGCAACAGCGGCTGCCGCACTAGACGGTAATAAATTAAAAGCATACTTTGTAGATCATTGGGAAGAACAAGTACAACCCTTAAGAGATGATTTACCGCCTTTGCCAGAGAATAGTAAAGAAGACTTTGTTAAAAATATCAAATACTATAGAGGTGAAAACAAAATTAAAGTATTTGATTCAGACTTGTTTGATGTAGATCTTGACCAAATTGATCCTATTGATATTTTCTTTTATGATGGTCCTCATGGCCCGGAAATGACGTTTAATGCTATAAAGTACTATGCAACAGTACTAGCTGATCAAGCTATAATAGTAGTAGATGATGCTAATTTTGAAGGTAGCGTTCAAGGAGCTAAATCTGCAATTAAAGAGCAGGGTTTTAACATATCATTTGAACGCCTTATACTTGAAGAAGAGCCTGAAAATGCTGAGGGCTGGTGGAACGGAGTTTTGATATTAGGTGTCTCTCGTACTTCACTTTCTAAATAAATACAATATAAGTTTAGGAGATTACAGTGGCAGGATCAAGTTCAGCACCAATTGTTGATAGATTAAGAATCATACCAAGAGCAGACGACTTTCTTGATAGAAACGTTGGCTCTAGTGGAGAAGTATTCTTTTCAAGAGACACAAACACATTAAGAGTTTACAGTGGTAAAGACGTATCAGGCTTTGAAATAGCAAGAGCTGATTTAAACAATGTAGACTTAACTTCATTTTTACAAACATCTACTTTAGCAACTACAAGTGTATCAGCACTAAGTGATGTAAATTACGTATCTACACCTACAGTAGGACAAATACTATCTTGGGACGATACTTATCAAGCATTTATACCAACAGATGCTGACTTGTCAGGTGGTAATTCATCTATTGATGTATCAGAAACTGCACCAACAACACCAGCATCAGGTAACTTATGGTTAAACACTGCTACAGGTAAATTATACATTTACATTGATGATGGTACAAGTACACAGTGGATTGAACCAGCAACAACCGGGGGCGGTGGCAGTAGTAATGCTATTACACTTGCAGGACAATCAGCAAGTTATTATTTAGACTATAACAACGTTACTAACACACCAACTATTCCAACTAATATTAATAGTTTAAGTGATGTAACATCAACAGGCCCGTCAGATGGACAAATATTAAAATGGAGTACATCAAATAGTGCATGGGAATTAGCAAGTGATCTTGTAGGTGGCGCAGGCGGCGTACAACTTTCAGACTTTAGTATTACTGCAAATGCAGTAGGAACAGCCGCACTATCATATGATAATACAACAGGTGTGTTTACATATACACCACCAGACTTAACTTCTTATCTAACAAGTTATTCAGAAACATCAGGCTTAAATGATGTTGTTTCTAGAGGATCAACTACAGCACAAGCAGTAACTATTAACAATACATTAACAGTAGGAAACGTAGTTACAAACGGTTCAGGTACACCAGAGATAGTAAGTACAAGTACTATTACACTAGACGCTCCAGACGGAACTATAGTGCAGAGCGGTCCATTTAGATTGCCAAGTTTTACTACAGCACAAAAGAATGCTCAATCATCAGTTAACGGTGATATGGTATACGATAGTACACTTAACAAAGCTCAAGTGTATGAAAACGGTGCGTGGGCTAACTTAGCATAATGGAAAAAGAATACGCAGTCATAGTTAGACGTGATCAAAATATTAGCGAAGTAGAAGCTGATATTATTGCTTCTACAGGAAGTGGTCCAATACCTAACAGAAGCGTAGAAGTTGCTAACCCTAGAATTGGTTCAACTCGTATAACACACTTTATGCTTACTGATGAAGAAGCAAACGAATTATCAACAGATCCAAGAATACTAGCAGTAGAGATACCACCTGATCAAAGAGACGATATTGAAATAGGTCTTAATTCTAGACAAGCAGGTAATTATTGGAGAGGAACATTTAACAGTGCTAATGATCATAATTGGGGACTTAGGCGTTGTATAGATGCAACAAATCAATATGGTACAAGTACAACAATATCCGGAGACTACCTTTATACATTAACAGGTGCTGGCGTTGATATTGTAATACAAGATAGCGGTATACAGCCAGGACACCCTGAATGGGAAGATGAAAACGGTGTTACTAGACTAGTACAACATGATTGGTATGGAGTAAGTGGAATAGCAGGAACACAAAATGCAAACCACTATAGAGATAGAGATGGACACGGTACACACTGTGCAGGTATTGCCGCAGGTAAAACATATGGTTGGGCAAAACATGCAACTATATATTCACAAAAATTAGCAGGATTAGAGTTAATAGGTGCTACTGATGGTACTGGTATTCCTGTTGCAGATGCATTTGATAGTATTAGATTATGGCACAATAATAAAGTAAGCGGCAAACCAACTGTAGTAAACATGAGTTGGGGATATAGAAATACTTCAACTGTTGATCCTTCAAGCGGAACATACAGAGGAACTCCGTGGACATTTACAACACAAACTGATGCAGAGTTATTTACAGACTACGGTATAGTTACACCTAACGGAGATGGTAACAGAACATTCCCTGCACAAAATGCTTTTGCTGATGCAGAAGTTGAAGATATGATCGATGCTGGAATTCATGTTGTTATTGCCGCAGGCAATGATAGTTACAAAGCAGATGTTTCAACAGGTACTGATTGGAATAACTTTGTTTCTGTAAGCGGAATATCAAGACTATATCATAGACCCAGTTCACCGTATTCTGACAGAGCATTTAATGTTGGTAATATTAGTTATGTTACTAATGGCGGTACTGATCAATCAGCAAATTCTAGTAAAAAAGGACCTGGTGTAAACATATGGGCACCTGGTACTGAAATAATGAGTGCATCAAGCAACGAAGCTGATTCTGGATATACAACTTATGATTATCCAGATAACAGTAGTTACAAAATTATGAAAATAAGCGGTACGTCAATGGCGGCACCTCAGATAGCAGGACTAGCGGCATTACACTTACAAGCAAATTCATTACAAACACCAGAACAATTAGTTACATTAATGACTAGTGTTAGTAAAAGTGTAGTTTATGAAACAGCAAATAATGATTCAGATTATGATAATACTAGAAGTATTTTAGGTTCACCTAATAGAATGATGCTTAGTAGATACGGCGTAGAACGTCCGTACAGAACAAATGGATCTATGACTTTTACCAATTCACTAGCAGTGTTAAATGAAGACGGACCTCAATTAGAAACTAATGCTTGGCTAGATGACAATGGTACAAATGTAGCAGTATCTAGTATTGTATCAGGAATTGCTATTCAAGTTAACGCTGTACTTGCAAGCAACCCAGCAACACCATTTAATATACAAGGACGTCTAAGCGGCGCTACAACAACTGTATCTGCTGTAAGTGCTAACACAGGAACTGTATTAGAACTAGACGTTAACAACTCATTCGGATTTCAAGTAGGAGAAGGGCTGAACATTATTGCATAAATATTGTAACAGCAAGGATTAATATATGGCTTTAAATTTTCCAGACGCACCTAATGCAGACGATACTTATACTGAAGGTAGTGTAACCTGGGTATATGACGGCACTGTATGGAACATACAAGCAGGCGCGGCATCATCAGATCAAAACTTGTTTGCAACAGTTAATGCAGATACAGGAACAGTAACAGCATCTAATACAACTGATGCATTAACGGTTGCTGGCGGAACAAACGTAACTACTGCTATTGTTGGAAAGACACTTACTATTAATTCTAGTGCAGTAGGCGGCTCGTCAGATGTTATTAAAACAGTTACTACTGATGACGGATCATTTACAGCAAGTGGAGAAGCTACTTTACAAATTTTAGGTAGAACAAATATTTCTACAGAGCTTACTACTAATACAAACGAATTACATATTGATTTAGATGCACACAGTATTGACTTTTTAAGTGATGTTGATACAACAACTTCTGCACCAGCAGTTGGACAAGTATTAAAGTGGGATGGCACACAATGGGCACCAGGCTTTGACTCTACAACAGGCGGTGGCGGTACTGATGCAGATACTTTTGACGGATTTGACAGTACTTACTTTTTAAACTATAATAACTTAACCAATACACCAACTGTTGCTACACTATCAGACTTTAGTGTAGGCAATGAAAGAACAGCAGACGGTAACGGTGCTATTGAATATGATAATACAACAGGTGTGTTTAGATATACACCACCAACGCCCGGCGGCATTGGAGCATTAAGTGCAGAAGTAAATGATTTATCAGCGGCAGTTGTTTGGGACGATGTACCAGATGCAAATATTACACAATCAAGTGTTACACAACACCAAGCCGCACTAAGTGTAACAGAATCACAAATTACTGACTTGGGCAGTTATATTACAGACTACACTGTAGTTGCTAGTGACTTAAATGCTATTAGCGTAGGCGCACTTAGTGATGTTGATCTTACTGGAGTCGGTAACGGAGAAGTGTTAGCATGGAACAATACTAACAGTAGATTTGAACCAACATCTCCTGCAGGATCAGGCGGTATTGCATTAACAGATTTAAGTGTAACAGCAAATGCGGCAAGCGGTACAGGCGCACTTGTGTATGATAATACTACTGGAGCATTTACTTATACACCACCTGCGGCAGGCGCAACTGAGATTAACGATTTAAGTGATGTTACTATTGCTTGGGTTGGTAACTTACCATTAGATAATAAAGGACAGTTATTAAGTTGGACTGGTAGTACATTTATTAACTACACAGGTACTACTATTGATAAGATTACAGAAAACACATTAGTAGAATTTCAAGTTGGTAATGTAGGTACACAGTCTTATAATTTCTTTCCACACTATTCAGGACAAAATCCAACGATATATGTAATGTCAGGTACAACAGTTTCGTTTAAATTAGACGGAGCCCAAGGACATCCATTTGCTATACAAGATCCTACAGGAACTACAATTACAGATGCTACACAAATTTTCCATGTACAAACTAATGGTAATAAAACTACTGGCTCATTAGCACAAGGTAGATCAGAAGGTGTATTGTATTGGAGAATACCTGAAACTTATTCAGGTGGTTATAGATATCAGTGTACTGCTCACCCTGCTATGGTTGGATCAATTCAAATAAAAAGATTTAGTCAAATTTAAGTAGACTATTTAACTCACGTCTTAGATCAACAGTTTCTTTAATAAGAGAATTAATATTAGCTAGTTTAGCATGTCCTCTACTAGACGAATGTACTGTATCTATATTTTTTATTTTATCTTTAAGAGTTGCAAGTAACTGTTCGCAATGTAGTTTTCCTTTTGAATTAGTTACTTGTGTAATTGCTTGTTCCCAACGCAGAATATCTTCTACATAGTCGTTATGCTGTGCTAGTGTGCGCAAGTTCTTCTCCTGTTGGAGTTAAGTTATATATGTCAGCATCATCGTCAATGTCGCCAACTTCAGTAAAACTACCACTAGGACTTAGACATTCAATACTTGCAGGCATAAGTGCCGGTATATTAAATACTTGTCCTTCTTTTAAATTTGATTCAAATAATGCGCCTGTTGCAGTATCAATGTAATTAAGTTTAAAATTACCATCATTAATAAACCAACTTTTATTTTTAACTTTATGAAAGTGCATACTAGTTTTATTAGGTTTGTTAAAGCCTACAATTTTACTATAGTATGAATCTGTTTTAGCCCATGTTGCTTCGTAACCATAGGATGTTTGTTTTACATTTTCTGTCATTTATTCCTCTAGTAAATCTATAACTTGAAATACTGTTTCTAATTTAGAAAGGTTAGTTTTATTTTGTAGTGTATTACGTAGCCCTTGATGTAACGTCTTTGGCCAACACCCAAAATCAACCCATGCATACCCACTGTGTTCTTGATTAAGAATAGGAATAAACTCTCCTGTACAGCATACAAGGTATGTATGAAAATTAAACTTTGCATCATTAGATACAAAAGTTTCTAAAGGAATAGTTTTTACAATAGGAGTTGTTTCAGTTACTTCTTCGGCAATCTCTCTTTTGAGGGCTTCAAATGGTGTTTCACCGTTTTCGCTACCACCGCCAACAAGTCCCCAAGTACCGGCAGTCTTACCACCAGCTCTATGTAAAAATAAAAAACGTTTAGTGTCAAGAGCATAGAATAGTGCTCCACTACAAATTATCTTGTTCATACTAGTAATTAGCCGTCTAGTTTAATTGACCAGTCACCTTTGGCATATTCACCGTCTACACTTAGTAGCCATTGATCGCCGTCCCAGTAGTATTGTACACCTGTATTAAGATTTGTAGTATATAAAGTAGTAATTACTTCATCGTTGTATATAAGTTTATCAGCACTTGCATCAAATACTATTTGCCATGCAGTGCCATCCCATTCAATAATATCATTGGAGTTTGCAACAAAGTCTGTTCCGTTTGCATTTTTCCAAGCATCAGCACCATCTGTATTTGTTGTGCTACCAATGCTACCTAATATTAATAGTCTTAGTCCTGCTACTTTAGCAGTAGTTGGGTCATAACGTAACGGATCAATAATAAAGTCTATACTTGAATGTTGATTTGCATTACGTGCAGGGCCTTGTACAGTGCTGTTACTAGGCAATGTATCTTTATCAAAGTCAATTGTAAGTTTAGTTTCGTCTAATGGATTAACAGTAATACGTCCTGCAAGCATTCCGTTTATATCGGGCTTTCTAAAGTATGCAATACTTAACCCTGCTCTATAAGATCCTAATAATGCATCAAAATGGTCTCCCCATTTTATATTACTAGGCAATCCGTTTTTAAGAATTTGTGCTTGTCCATTTAAAATTAATATTCTATGTTGTGTATAACTTTTTACTACTTCTTTAGCATGTCTAGTTTTTTGTTTTCTTGGATTCATTATACCGTCACCGTCACTAGGTGCCGCACCTGTATCAACAACATTAGTAGTGTTATCTAATGTATCTTGTACAACAGTTTCAGTCATTCCGCCCATACTAAACAAATTAGTACCTTGTAACATCTGTTCAAAATCAACATATCCGTCACCGTCAAAGATACTAGTAACAATATTTGTAATAACGCCTAAACGTTTTACTTTTGCTGGAGGACTAATATAAATTGGAGTACTAAATGTCATTGATCCAACATCTATTTCGCTGTCAACACCTGTTGGTATTGAACGACTACTAAAGTTAACACTATCAAGCATAATAGTTGTTAAACTAGTCCAGTCTAAATAGTTGTCAGTTGTTTGTATATCTAAACTTGGATTAAAGAGCATTAATATTTGCTCCATAATTTGTAATTTCATATCTGTGTTTGTTGACCATAGATCAACATTTACAGTTAGCCTATATGGTGTTGGCATTAAACGTTCTACAGTATATTGTTTACCTGCTTGATCAGTATAGTCGCCTGCACCATCTTTTGCACGTTCTCTAATATGTCTTTTGTTTACATAACTAGAATCACTAGTACGATCTCTATCTAGTTCTAGTCCTGTAATATAAACAGCCATACGTGGCGCACTAGGTATTTTATTTTCTGAATTGTCTCTTAATATTGAGCCTACTTGTCTAGTAAGATCTCCGTACAATACAGGTACTTGCTTTTCAGTACCATCACCTGTTTGGTAGCTAAAGTTACTGAACAGACGCATCATCTGTACAAGATACTTTCTTATTTGTCCGTCATAAAAATGTTCAGCCATTAGTTATCTGCCTTAGGTTTTAATACTTGTGAAAGAGCTTGACGTTGTTGTGTTCTTTCATTGTAAAGTGTTATTGTGTGCAGTCCTGCATTTTTAATAGCAGTAGCACTTGGTAAAGTTAATTTTACAAGTTGTGTACTGCCGTCTTGACTTGTATATGGCTTTAGTATTCCAGGATAGTTAGTAGCACTATTCATTGGATAGTCTACAACTGCATAACTAACCATTTCGTTGCCATCTCTATTGTCGCTAGTATATTCTATTTTTATATATTTTGCTGACATATCAGCAATGTCTGTTAGCAACTCAGTTTGTCCAACTGTTAATTGCATAAAGTCTGTTGCTATTGGAGTATCGTATAGATAAGTGTCTACATCATTAATAAACGATCCTCTTAGTGTATCTTTAGTTCCGTTATTCATTGGAGCTCTCTTAACATCGTGTACTTTTATCCAACGATTTTTTTCGTATCTAAATAACCTTTGAGGTAAAAAGTCTGTTCGCATAAAATAGTCACCGTCTACAGAGTTAACTGGAAAACTTATACCACTACCAAATTGACTTCCGTTAGGTGCAAATTCGTCACCTATTAATAGTCCATCATATCCGTGTCCTCTAGGTGTTGCTTTGTCAGTTATTGTACTGCCATCATCAGCAACCTGTTCTACTGCGGCTCTACCTGTATCTTCATCTACTGCAAGTGTATATAATGCTGTATCTGTATCATACCCGCTTTTAGGAGTATTAGTATTTGCTTCTGCAACTACAGCATTGTTAACATTCATTTCTGCTTCGAATGTTGATAATACATCACGTAATGTACCATCTTCTGGATAGTCTTCACTTGCTGGTAAGTCAAGTATATCTTTGTACTCTTGACTGTCTACTATTTGTTTTAATTTAAGTCTATATAAGTGTGGATACCAAGTTGGTGAAAAGCCTTCTGCGGCTCTATTAATATCTTCAATAACATAAAAACGCTTTAGTGCTACACTAAAATCATTCATTGCATATTCATCTTTTAAATGAGGAAGTTCTATAACATCGCCGGGCATAAGTTTACGCCCAACTGTTTGTACTGACGTATTAATATGTACAGTCATAAACAATGTATCATTACTTAAGAACAAACCAAATTGGCTTAGATCAAAGTCAATGTCCTGTACATTGTAAATACCTCTGATAGTGTAGATGTCTTTATCATACTTTCTATCTCTATTTTCTAAAAACAACATATCTTGGATCTGTGTATGATCCTTTTCTGTTGTTCCGTCATTCGTACCGATATACTTATGGACAAACAGGTCTGTCCCTCCAATATCGAACATTTCATTTATCTGGCGGTCTAAGAATTGAAAGTCTTTTCCGCGTTCTGGTTTATATAAACTTAACTTTGGCATATACATATTTATCGTAACGATAGTAACTACGATAAATACTATGACGGAGAAACTATAATGGCAGTTAACCAAACACAAAAACAAGCAATATTTGACTATGTAAACGCCTTTCTGGGCGGCGGTATGGTTGATGTAGAACTGGATCCAATCCACTACGAAACTGCTTTATCTAAAGCACTTAGTAAATTTAGACAAAGGTCTGATAATTCAGTTGAAGAATCTTACTTGTTTATGCCCACCGTAGTTGATCAAAACGAATATGTACTACCAAATGAAGTAGTTGAAGTACGTAAACTGTTTCGCAGAAGCATTGGTTCAAGACCTGCTACATCTGCATCAGGTGGTCCTATCTTTACTACATCACATGTTGCTACAGTTTCAAAAAATCAAACATTTGCTACAAACTATAATTTAAATTCTATTGCAACTGTTGTTGTAAAAGTAAATGGTGAAGCAACTACTGATTATGCAATTGATTACGTAACTAGAACAATAACTTTTAACTCTGCACTAGCAGTTGGTGCTGTTGTTGGAATAGAATTATATGAATCAGGAGAAGCAGGCGGCGGATCATTGTTTGAACCGTTTAACTTAGCATACACAAATGCATACCTATTATCAAGTTCAAACATGGGCGGACTAGCAACATACGATATGTTTAGTCAGTACCAAGAATTAGTAGGCAGAATGTTTGGTTCGTTTATAGAATTTAAATGGAATACTACAAGTAAAAAATTAACATTACTACAACGTCCAAGAGCCGAAGAAGAAATATTAATTTACGCATACAACCATAGACCAGATAGTGAACTACTTAGTGACTATCTTGCCAATCAATGGATCAAAGATTATACACTAGCAAGTTGCAAATACATGCTAGGCGAAGCACGTAGTAAATTTGCTACAATCGCAGGACCACAAGGCGGTTCAGCACTTAACGGTGATGCATTAAAAGCAGAGGCCGCGGCTGAAATGGAAAAACTTGAAATGGATGTAATTAACCAAGTTGCTGGTGGCGTAGGTTACGGATTCACAATAGGCTAAAAACCCCCCAAGTTAACGCTAACGATTTTGGTTCCTTGTAAATACAATATGTAACAAGGAGAAGTCATGTGTTCACCATTTGTACGTAAAGAGGCTAACCGTCTTAACTGGTTAATTAAAGGAAAACTTATTGATAGATCCTGGAGCGATCAAGAAGTTGAAAGAACCTACGATTCATATTTTAAAAGACTTTGGGGCAATAACGAAAGAGCACAATACGGCGCTACAGGTTTTGAAGCCGCATATAAAGCTCGTGAAGCTGAAATATTATCAGAAGAAATGAAGTCAGTTGCCAATTTAGGTTACGATTAAGGTTGACAAGCACTAATATAGAGTATATACTTTAAAGATACTTAAAGGAGTTTATATTAGTGTTACCTAAATTACTAGTTGTTGGGCATGGTCGTCACGGCAAAGATACTGTATGTGAAATGTTAGAAGCATACGGATATACATTTCAATCATCAAGTAAATTTTGTTCAGAACTTTTTATCTATAATGATTTGAAAGATCAGTACGGATACGCTGACGAAGAAGAGTGCTATGCAGATAGGCATAACCATCGTACTGAATGGTATGATATGATACACAACTATTGTAGCAAAGACTTGGCTCGTTTAGGGCGTAACTTATTTGATCAACATGATATCTACTGTGGACTGCGTAACAAGCGTGAATTCTTTGCAATGCAAAATGAACAAATATTTGACCACGCTATTTGGGTAGATAGAACAGATCATTTGCCTTTAGAAAATTATAAGTCTATGAGTATTGAACAATGGATGTGTGACTACACTATTGATAATAATGGCACACTAGATAGGCTACAAAAAAATGTTGATGTGCTTATTAAAACAATATTTAAAAATCGGGGACTAAGTCACCCTGCTTCCACACAACTCCCTCTTTTTGCAGAATTCTCTGACAGTTAGCACATATTGTTTTTAAGTTTTGTGGACGGCAGTTTTCTAAATTTCCGTCTATATGAAACACATTAAATTGTTCTGAGTGTTTAGATTTATAATTACACTTCTCACAACTACTCTTTTTTTCATAACCTCTTTGTTTCCACTTAGGTATTCCGTGGCCTGCTCCATTACGTAAGCAACGCTCACACAATGATCTATAGTAAGTTCTATCATCTTTTTTATAGTTTATAGCCGCAGGACGCTGTCCGCATTTGCATAAAGGTCTCATACTGTATTTACCTCACCTTTTCGGTACCTTTTTTTAGGGTATATTACAGGTGAATTATTCTTAAACTGCTAAATAACTATAACAAAGACTCATTCATTATTAATAGGAGAAATATAATGGCACTAACATCACCAGGAGTACAGGTTAGCGTAGTAGACGAAAGTTTTTACACACCCGCTGAACCAGGTACAGTACCAATGATATTCGTTGCCACCGCCGCAAATAAAACAAATGGCGCTGGTACGGGTATTGCTCCAGGATCACTGAAAGCAAACGCAGGTAAGCCTTACTTACTAACATCACAGCGTGACCTTACAGAGACATTTGGAGACCCAGTATTTTATACTGATACAAATAACAATCCAATACATGCAGGCGAACTTAACGAATATGGTTTGCAAGCGGCTTACTCATTATTAGGTGTAAGCAACAGAGCATTTATTGTAAGAGCAGATGTTGACTTAGGCGCTTTACAAGCAACAGCAGATGCCCCAAGCGGTGCACCAGCAGATGGCGCACTTTGGACAGATACTGCATCAACAGCATTTGGTATTTTTGAATGGAATGGTGCGGCAGCATCGACAACAGGCGGACAGAGCTTTGCAGTTAAAACTCCTATTGTAATAACAGACGCAACAAAAACAAGCGGCTCAACTCCATATACACCAAAAGGTTCAGTAGGCGCAATAGGCGACTATGCTATAACTGCTGGCTTATCAACAATTTACAGAGTATGGTACAAAAACACTTCAGGTAACTGGGTACAAGTTGGTTCATCTACATGGACAGGAACTACACCAAGTGCAACTGGATCAGTTGTTGTAACAGGCGGTACAACATTATTAGATTCCGATACTTTAGTACTTGATATAGGTGGTTCTAACTATACACTAACAGCGGCGACCAGCGGTGGATCAGCTACTTCATTAGATGATATAGTTTCAAACAGTAACACAGTACTTTCAGGTACAGGTGTTAGTGTAGCAAACCTTAACAGTCAATTAGTAATTTACAATGATGGTTCAGTAGACACACAAATTACTCTTGCAGAAGGTGCTGGTTCTCCAGGACTTGCAGAGAAATTAGGCTTTACAGTTGGAAACTTTGATATTCCAGCATTAGCAATTGATCCACATACAAGTGTTCCACAATGGAAGTCAACAGGCTCAGGTCAAGTTGCTCGTCCAAGTGGAAGTGTATGGCTAAAAACTACAGAACCAAACAGTGGTGCAAGATGGAGAGTAAAATCTTACAATGCAGACACAGCACTTTGGGACTTAGTAGACGCACCAATATACGCTTCAAATCAAAGTGCATTATATGCATTAGATAAAGCAGGCGGCGGCGCTAACTTAGCAAAAGACGCATTGTACGTACAATCTAACTTTACAGAAGCATCAAGCAAATTAGGTGATTTTGTATTATTTAAAAGAGCGGCGGCAGGTGCAACTACAATTAAAACTGCAGAAATAGCAACTCAACTTTCAGCAGTTGCATATACATTTAAAATAGCAGAAAGTGTTGTAGGTAGTGCGGCATTAGCAACAGCAAGAGAAGTAGCATTTACTGCAACAGGTGCAAGTACTGACGCCGACGAAATGGCAGACGGTATTAACAGCGCAGGCTTTACTAATATTGTTGCTTCAGTAGATTCAACTAACAAAGTTGTAATTGAACACAAATTAGGTGGCGACTTTAGACTTGACAATGGTTCAGGTACAAGCCCACTTACATTAGTAGGTTTAACTAACGCGGCAACTAACGTATATGACGCTCCAACAGGTGATTCAACTAATGAACTAGTTGCTTCAAACTGGATGCCAGTAACATCAAGTGCTTCACAAGTGTACGTAGCATCAGCTAACGCACCAACAAGCACAACAGCAGATGGTACATTATGGTACAGCAGTGTTATTGACGAAGTTGACATGATGGTACACAATGGTACAACATGGGTTGGTTATAAAACATTATACGGTTCAAGTAACGGTACAACAGTATCAGCAACACAACCAAGTACTCCAGCAGATCAGGATCTTTGGGTTGACACATCAGACTTAGAAAACTATCCAACAATTTACCGTTGGAACAATGGTGCTCAAGAATGGCAGTTAGTTGACAAATCAGATCAAACTACTGAAGATGGTGTATTGTTTGCAGATGCACGTTATGGTACAACAGGCGGAACAACAACAGTTGCTCCAACAGGTACTATTACAGACTTATTAACAAGTGACTACTTAGACCCAGATGCTCCAGATCCAGCACTTTACCCACGTGGTATGCTACTTTGGAACACACGCAGAAGCGGCTTTAACGTTAAGAAATTTGTACGTAACGCAATTGATGTTACTGCTGATAACGCAAGAGCAGGTGATGCATCAATGGCAAGTTACTATCCACACAGATGGCAAACAGAGTCAGCTAACCAAGAAGATGGTTCAGGTAGCTTTGGACGTAAAGCACAGCGTAAAGTTGTTGTACAACAGTTACAGGCTACAATGAATAGTAACGATGACATTAGAGATGACGAATCAAGAATCTTTAACTTGATGGCAACTCCAGGTTATCCAGAGCTAATTGGCGAAATGGTTTCACTAAACTTTGATAGAGGATTAAGTGCATTCATCGTAGGTGATTCACCAGCAAGATTAACATCAGACGCTACTTCATTAAATGAATGGGGTCAGAACGTTGCATTAGCAGTTGAAGATAACGATGACGGACTTGTAAGCAGAGATGAATACTTAGGTGTATTTTATCCATGGGGCTTTACAAGCGACAACGCAGGTAACAATGTAGTTGTTCCACCAAGTCACATGATGCTAAGAACTATTGCGCTAAGTGACCAAGTTAGCTATCCATGGTTTGCACCAGCAGGTACAAGACGTGGCGGCATTACAAATGCTACAGCAACAGGGTTTATTGATAACGAAGGCGAATTTAATTCAATAGCATTAAACGAAGGACAACGTGATACACTTTATGCAGTAAGCGTTAACCCAATTACATTCATTAACGGCGCAGGCTTAGTTGCATATGGTCAAAAGACTCGTGCAAGAGGTGCAAGCTCATTAGATAGAATTAACGTAGCACGTTTGGTAATTTACTTACGTGGACAGTTAAACAAATTAGCTAAACCATATATCTTTGAACCAAATGATAAGATCACACGTGATCAGATCAAACAGGCCGCAGAGAGCTTATGTTTAGAGTTAGTTGGTGCAAGAGCATTATATGACTTCTTAGTTGTATGTGACGAAAGCAACAACACTCCAGCTAGAATTGATCGTAACGAGCTTTACTTAGATATAGCGATAGAACCAGTCAAAGCAGTAGAGTTTGTTTACATTCCACTACGTTTGAAAAATACTGGTGAGATAGCAGGCTTGTAAAGATGATAAATATATATAACAAATTAGGAGCAAAGTAAATGGCTATTTCATCATTATCAAAAATCACAGTTCCATTAGCTTCGGATGCAAGTAACTCTACCCAAGGGTTACTTATGCCAAAACTCCAGTATCGCTTTAGAGTGTCACTGGAAAACTTTGGTGTAAGTGCAGGCGAAGTTACTGAACTAACAAAACAGGTTCAGGATGTTACTAGACCAAACGTAAGCTTCGAGACAATGACTGTTGACGTATACAACTCAAGAGTTTATCTTGCAGGTAAACATACCTGGGAAGCTATTACACTTACTTTAAGAGACGATGCTACTGGTGCTGTACAAAAACTAGTTGGTGAACAACTACAAAGACAGTTCGATTTTATGGAACAGTCAAGTGCGGCAAGCGGAATTGATTATAAGTTTGTAACTAGAATTGAAATTCTAGACGGTGGTAACGGTAACTACGCACCAGAAACATTAGAAACTTTTGAACTATACGGTTGTTACTTAGAAAGTGCAAATTACAATTCATTAGCATACAGTGCTAACGAACCAGTAACAGTTGCATTAACAGTTAAGTACGACAATGCTATCCAAACATCAGGCGCAAGCGGTGGTGGAGTAGGTACTGCTATTGGAAGATCAGTAGCGGCTATAGCAAGTACAACTGGCGCAAGCTAAGTTACTTAATAGTACAACAAATTAGGATTAGGGGCTTCATTGCCCCTTTTTCATTTTATACGCAGTTAATAACATTGGATAAATATTAGTATGGCGAACATATTCAATGGATTCTTAGATAACTTAGTAAACGGCGCACTTAGTCCAAAGGGCGACATGGCCGACTATTCACATGCGGCACGTTTATTCACAGACGACAACTTTCGTTTAGCTCCCAAACAAAAGTTTCTATATCATGTAACACTTAATTTAAATGACAACGTAGTAAACAAAGTATTACCAGGTTGGGTTGGCAGACATACTAATGAAGTTAATATGCTTGTTAAAAGTGTAACTATGCCTAGTTATGATATAACAACTGAAACTAAGAACAAATACAATCGTAAAAAGAATGTACAAACACGTATAGATTATTCACCTGTAAATATTGTATTCCACGATGATAACAATAGCATAACAACACAGTTATGGACAGCATACTATAACTATATGTTTAGAGACGGTACATATGGTAGCAGAGATGGCGCAGGAGCACCAAATCAAAGTGCAAGACCATATGATAGATTTAATACGTACAAAGGTAGTACACAGAACGGTGACCGCTTTGGTTTAGATAACAATCAATACGAACCGTTTTTTACAAGTATACAAATATCACAGTTAGCAAGACATCAATATCTTACGCTAACATTAGTAAACCCAATTATTGAAAAATGGTCACACGATACACTTGATAATTCAGCAAGTGCTGAGCCTGTGCAGAATACAATGACAGTAGCATACGAAAGTGTATTTTATGCAGACGGTGCTGTTGTAGAAGGATCAACACCTAAAGGGTTTGCAACAGAACATTATGATTCAACACCTAGTCCAATTGCCGCAGGTAGTGGCGGAAGCCTATTTGGTAGCTCGGGTGTACTAGCAGGCGGTGTTAGTGTGCTAGGAGATTTAGCAGGCGGTAAAGCAGACTTAGGTACATTACTTACAGCGGCACGTACAGTTAAAAACGCTAAGAAACTTACTAAAGAAGGTTTGCGTAACGAAGCATATCAAGTTGCAGGACAAACTATTAGAACAGCAACAGGAACTAACGTAAGTGGACTTGCTAATACTAGTTTTCCAAAATCTGGTGGCAATGGTACACAAACAACTGAAGCAAAAGCAATTACAACTGTTAAGCAAAACAAACAAATAGATACAGCAGAATTACAAACAGCACTAGACAATAATGCAGAACTAAAAGACTTAGTTGCAGAAAGAGCTGTTGCAATTGGTGCAGTAAGTACACTAGCAGGGTATAATATAGGTAATGCCGCAGGACTTGGAGCGTACGATAACCTTACTGTAAACGAAAAAACAATAGTTAAAACAGAAGTTGATCAATTACTATCTAATGAAGATCCCAAGATGTTATCCATTACCAACTCCATAGTCACTAAATACAGAGAGTCACAAGCAGGCAGTAGTACTATTGCCGCACAAAAGAATCCATTAGGAAACGTATAATATGGCAAACAATTTACCAGCAGTTCCAGCACAAGATAGCGGTGCAGAAGTTAAAGAATTTTTCAATCAATACTTAACAGAAAAAACTTCTTATCCGGCAAATGATGTTGACGCAGTAATAGGCTTTTTTGAAAATAGAGGTTTCGAAAAATCAAGTGCTATTGCAGTAGGTACAGCAATCTTAAATCAAGCAAAAGTAGATGACATAAATGTGTTTGAACTTATTGATACACTAAAAGGTATTAACTCAACACAGATGAGTGATATCATTGCTAACGTACTAAACTACAGTAGAGAAAAAACAAGCACACTTGGATTTAAAGTAACTTCAAATTACGAAAAAATTGAAAAGCGAAACATCATATACTAAAATGCCATGGGAAGATTTGCACAGGGAAAATATAGTCTCAAAAATCCTGAGAAGTATATAGGTACAAAGACACCAACTTATAGAAGTAGTTGGGAGTTTACGTTTATGCGATTTTGCGACGAACACCCAAGTGTTGCTAAATGGGCAAGTGAAGCAATTAAAATTCCATATAAGAATCCATTAACCGGAAAGCATACAATATATGTTCCGGACTTCTTTATTGCATACGCAGACCGTAAAGGAAAGCAACGTGTAGAACTAATAGAAGTAAAGCCAGAGAATCAAGCAGTAAAAGAAAAACTAGGCCGTAGTAAACATAACCAGGCTTCTTGGGTAGTTAACCAAGCAAAATGGGAAGCCGCAAGGGCATACTGTAAACAAAAAGGTATATTCTTTAGAGTCATAACAGAAAAAGATATATTCCACACCGGTAAAAGACGATAAATAATAGTAGCATATAATGGTATAGGACACATGACCAAAAAACTAGAAGATTTACTCAACATGCCTGATTCAAAAGAAATTATACAACAGGCAGAGAAACAAGAAAAAGCACAAACAAAACACGAAGTAGCTCATGAAGATAGCTTTCGTGATATAGCAGAGTTTGATAAAATTACAAGCGCATTACCAGCTGTTAAAGGCTTAGGTGATAAAGCAGATAGTGAGTTAAATGAAATAGCAGATAAAGCACTTGAAGCATATGACGATTTAATGAATCTTGGTATGAATGTAGAAAGCCGTTACAGTGGTAGAGTATTTGAAGTTGCAGGCGGACTGCTTAAAACAGGACTAGATGCAAAAGTAGCAAAACTTAATAATAAGTTAAAAATGGTTGAACTACAACTTAGAAAAGAAAAGCAAGATAAAGACGGTGGCATTAGTGAAGACGGTATGATTACTGGAGAAGGCTATGTTGTAACAGATCGCAATAGCCTCTTAGAAAAGCTCAAAGGACTCGATAAGGATAAATAACTTATATAGGATGGATAATATGGAAACACGATTTCAAGAATTGCTAAACGAGTCTAAAAAGACTTATGCATTTAAAATAGGTATTGCAGGTGTTTTGCCTGAAGGTTGCGAAGAAAGCATCAAAACATGCTTACAAAAGTATGATGTTGCTAGTATGAGCAAAGGTAAAAAGACACCTATTACAGAGCGTCCATTAGATTTTCCACAGTTGGAAAACATGGAAGTTACTTACTTTGAAGTCGAACTTAACTATCCTTCCACACAACAAGTTTTACAAGAGTATATTGGACAGTGCTGTAGCATAGACCAAGCACATATTATTGTAAGAAATCCATTAGAGATGCAAGAGAAATATCAGGAAATGCCTGAGGACAATGTATATCAAGCAAAGTTAACAACAGAAGACATGGGTGGCGAAAGCGCACAAGACTCAGTTGGTGAAAACAGAGTAATGGAATTATTGAAAGAACTTGAAAAAGTAAAAACAGAACGTGAGCACGATCCAAGTGCGGCGGTATCGGAGACAAACTAATGAATATGAAAAAGTTAATAGAGTCGATTGATGTTGCACAGGAAGGCTTACCAATGCCTATGCCTAGTACAGCACCTGAGATGGACAAAGGTAACCCAGTAACAATGAATGTATCAATGAATGCAAGCGGCAAAGAACATGTTGCAGATTTAATTGATATGATGAAAAACGCAGGCATGGAAGGCGCAAAAGAAGTTGACGCTGACATTATGCCAATGCGTAGAGATATGGAAAGACTACGTGATATAGTTAAAGGTCCAGACATGGAAAAAGACATGGATGATCTTAAACCAGGCATGCAAGATGAGCCATGTGATAATTGCGGTAAGCAACATGTTGGTGCAAGTAGTTGTAATGATGACATTGAAATGGATGACGAAGCAGTTGCAGACGAAGCATATGCTAACGAGCCAGATGAAAAATACAGTGCAATAGACGATGTAATTAATTCAGGCGATGATTTACATAAGTCTAAAGCGGCATATCCTGCAACACAGGGTGGCGACAATCCAATGGCGTTACAAGACGAAATTAAAGAAAAATTAGCGGCTAGACTTAAAGAGTTAATGGCTGGCGATGTAGAAGAAGCAGGCGACCACGATCATGAAGAAGGCGAAGAACATGATTGTCCAGAATGCGGCGCTCCAGGCAAAACAAAGTTAATGGCTTGTAGCTCTTGCGGCTGTAGTTAAAATACACAAAATTCAATAGGGCTTCCGGGCCCTATTTTTTTGAGTAAATACAGTATGAGCAAGAGTTTAGACGGTGTCCTTACTAAAAAGGCCAATCAAAAAGAATCATTTAGCGAAGCACAAATTGCTGACTTGTTAGCATGTACAGATCCTGACACAGGGTATATGTACTTTGCCAAGAAGTTTGCTTTTATACAACATCCTGTACAAGGTAAGTTGTTGTTTGATCCTTATGAGTATCAAACACGTTTGATGCATTCATATCACAGTTATCGTTTTAATATAAACATGATGCCTAGACAAACAGGTAAAACTACTTGTGCGGCAATATACCTTGCATGGTATGCAATGTTTGTACCTGATCAAACTATACTAATTGCGGCACACAAATACACAGGTGCTCAAGAGATTATGGCACGTATACGTTACATATATGAAACGTGTGAAGATCACATACGTGCAGGTGTTACATCATATAACAAAGGCTCAATTGAATTTGAAAACGGCAGTAGAATTGTATCACAA